AGCTTCAGGGCTGTTCGATGCCTACGGCGAGAGCCCAGCGACCATCGTTTTGGCCTACGAGGACCTGAGAAGGGAGCGGGAAGCCGCCTCTGCCTCCCCAGCCGTTGCCGCCGTCAACGCCGCTACTGAGCGAAAGGTGGCCGCATCAAACGCCGCTGCCGTGTCGGCAGGAACCCCTGCTTCACCTCCTCAAAGAAAGACCGTTCCCCCGCCGCCGGCAACCAGGGTCAACGGTGTGGCAGCCGACCCGAAGGACTACTTACGTCAAGCGTTACAACGGCGAGCGGCGAGCGCCCCGTAGACCCTTCAGTCGAGAAGGACCGGGCCGAGTTACTTTGTCGCCTGAATCAGACCTTGGCGCATTGGGACCTGGCCCGATACTCGGATAATCCAAGGGTGAAAGAACGGGCGCTAGACGCGGCCTTCGATGCGATGGCTACGGCAGGTAAGTTTAATCGCCGCTGGCCCGAGTTGGCGATTCTAGCGTGTGGTGCTATGATAAAGGTCGCGGGCGAGTAGGCTAGCTAATACGTCGGGCTCATAACCCGAAGGACGGGCGTGCAAATCCCCGGCCCGCCTCCAATTGAGAAGAACGCCCTTAAGTGAGGCGTTCTTCGATGCTGAGTTCTCCGAGTATAAACTGCTTCCACTCGTGCGGCATGGTCGTCCGCTTGATGACCACCCACGGGATATAGCTAGGGACGTGGAGCTTGTGGCGCAGCGCCATCCCAGCCTCTTGGGGGGTCCGATCGCGCTTCCGGGAGTTACACCCTTCACAGCAGGCCGCGAGATTCAACCAGGTAGACTTACCGCCCCGAGACTTGGGAACAACGTGGTCTACCGTCAACGTCGCCGCGTCACCGCTCGTAGAGCAATAGCCGCACTGGAAGTTATCCCGTAGAAGGACGTTCCTCTTTGTTAGGGTGACACCGCGTTTCCGGTGCGTGATGTAGTAGAGCATCCGAATGACCGAGGGCATTGGGAACTCGATTATCTTCTTGGTAACACGGTTGCCGGCGGAATGCAGTAGCGAGCCGTTGTCGTAGAGGACTTCGGCCTTCTGGGAAAACAAGAGCCGCACCGCACGTTGCAACGATACAACGCCCAACGGCTCATAGCTCGTATTGAGCAGCAGGACCGAACTGGTCACGGTGTCACCTCCTTATCACAAAATGGTGCGAGTTCGGGGAATCGAACCCCGGTCTGCACGTTGGAAGCGTGCGGTCCTACCACTGAATGAAACTCGCGTGGTGCGGGTTGCCAGAATTGAACTGGCGGCTTCGACTTGGCACGCCGACATATTACCACTATACGAAACCCGCATGGTCCCCAGCAGGCGAATCGAACACCTGTAATCAGTTTGTAGGACTGACGTTCTCCCATTGAACTAGCCGGGGTGGTCCTCCCGAGAAGAATCGAACTTCTGTTTCTTGCTTATCGGGCAAGTGCTTTGCCATTAAGCGACGAGAGGTTGGTATCGCGTGCGGGAATCGAACCCGCGTTGTCGCGCTGAGAACGCGATTGCCTGCCATTAGCAGAACGCGACGTGGTAGCCCGTGAGAGTTTCGATCTCTCTTCGCGGCCTTGAAAGGGCCGCATCCTAGCCACTAGACGAACGGGCCGTGGCGCTCTCGGCGGGTGCTGACCCCGCACCGTCGCCGTGACAAGGCGATATGCAGACCGCTACAACACGAGAGCATTGGAGGGGGGTGAGTCGCATCGAACGCTTGACCCTCGCGGGTCACTACTGCTTTCAAGGCAGTTTGAGGAGCCAACCTCAGCACCCCCCGTGGAGCCCTACGTCGGAATCGAACCGACCCGCTGCGCGATACAAACGCGCTCCGCTCTCAGAGCTATAGGGCATGGAGCCGATGACGCGAGTCGAACGCGCTACGTCCTGATTACGAAACAGGCCCTCGTCCTCACGAGGAACATCGGCGTGGAGACTCTGGGGTGAATCGAACACCGCTAGAAAACCGCTTTGCAGGCGGCTCACCTACCATTGGCTTCAGAGTCATGGTGCCTTCACTGGGACTCGAACCCAGGTCTTACTGCTTAAGAGGCAGCTATTCTCGCCACTGAACTATGAAGGCTTGGCTCCTCGGGCTCGATTCGAACGAACGTGACCTGCTTCAGAGGCAGGCATCCTACCGTTAGATGACCGAGGAATGGTGCCCGCCCAGGGGCTCGAACCCTGACTTTTCGGCTTAAAAGGCCAACTGTCTGCCTCTCGACTTCGACGGGCATGGTTCCGAGGGATAGACTCGAACTATCGTCTGAGCTTTCAAAGAGCCCGGTCCTGCCATTGAACGACCTCGGAATGGACTCCCCGGCGAGAGTTGAACTCGCGGCCTTCAGGTTCGGAACCTGACGCGCTTCCGCTGCGCTACGGGGAGATGGTCGGGGTACAGGGAGTTCAACCCTGGATAAATGCTCCCAAAGCACTCGTGTTAGCGTTACACTACACCCCGAATGGAGCCCTTACGCCGGATTGAACGGCGGTCGTCGCGATACCAACGCGATGCTCTACCACTAAGCTATAAGGGCATGGTCCCCGCGGCCGGATTCGAACCGACGTTTACGCGCTTAGAAGGCGCGCTGCTTTCCAGGTTGCTCGCGGGGTGGTTCCCTCGGTGCGACTCGAACGCACATTGACGGTTTAGGAAACCGCTGTCTTTCCCTTTGACGACGAGGGCTGGTCGGAGTAGGGTGAATTGAACACCCGACCTCTCGCTCCCGAAGCGAGCGCGTTGCCACTACGCTATACCCCGATGGTACCTGCACGCCGAATCGAACGGCGGTGATGCGCTTATGAAACGCTCGTTCTGCCTTTGAACTATGCAGGCGTGGGCCTCCGGGAGGGAATCGAACCCTCAATCAACCGCTAATCGGGCGGCCGTTTTTGCCTGCTTATAAGGCAGGGGTTTTACCGTTAAACTACCGGAGGAATGGTGTAGAGAGTTGGATTCGAACCAACGCGGCGCATTACACACTTCCGGGTTACAGCCGGACTCCTTCAGCCACTCGGACATCTCTACATGGTGCGGACGATAGGATTCGAACCTACACTACACAGGCTCTCGACCTGTTACCTCTGCCAGTTGGGTCACATCCGCATGGTGCTCCACCCGCGATTCGAACGCGGACTACGCGGTTTTTGAAACCGCCGACTCTACCGATTGGCCTAGTGGAGCTTGGTACCCAAGACAGGATTCGAACCTGCACGCCTCTAGGACGTTGCGTTCTAAGCGCAGTGCGTCTACCGTTCCGCCACTTGGGCTTGGTCCCGATCGCAAGATTCGAACTTGCACTTTGCGCCTTTTAAGGGCACCGCCTCTACCGTTGGGCTAGACCGGGTGGCTCCTCGTCACCGACTCGAACGGCGCTTCGCAGGTTAACAGCCTGCCGTCTTACCTGATAGACGAACGAGGAATGGTGGATAGTACGAGAGTTGAACTCGTCCCGATTTGCTTGCAAGGCAAGTCTGCACCCCGGTGCCTTACCCATAATGGAACCCCCGCCGAGAATTAAACTCGGTGCCTCCTGGTTCGTAGCCAGGCGCTCTGTTCGATGAGCTACGGGGGCGTGGTGGGACGACCGGATTTCGAGCCCGGCTAGTTGCGCCTTCAACGCAGCGCATCTCCTTCAATGCTTTCGTCCCAAGAAATGGCGGAGAGGCAGGTACTCGAAACCTTGACCCATCAGGTCACGACGCCTTAGCAGGGCGCTCGGCCACCTCGGCCCGACCTCTCCAGACACTATTCAGTTTTCAAAGATGGGGTAGACGACCAGACTCGAACTGGCTTTCATCGGCTTCACAGGCCAACCGCGTACCGTAATGCGTCCGTCCACCGTGGCATGCCAGCCGAGACTCGAACTCGGACTCTTCCGCTTTGGAGGCGGCGCGAGCACCCCACGCTCCCCTGGCATATAAAAAAGGCTCCCCGGGTTTTCACTCGGAGAGCCTCTATGTCGAACGTCTTTGAGGTTTCTCTAAGCTACTTACCCATCGTGTGACCGCGTGCGATTTCTTTGCGAGGTGGGCCACATATCAAAAGCTATCGCGGCACCGCAAATACCGTGATAACTCAGACCTGTCCCGACTCGCTTGGATTCCATCTCCGTCAGCATACGTCCTCAAACCGCAACGGTCAAGGTAGCCATCTCAATAATTCTCCGCCATGCTGCTAGGCCGACCGCACTCGTGTAATAGCCGCGGATGTAAGCATCGTTCCGCTGCGCGAGGTCGCGTCGCATCGGCTGAGACGATACCAAGGCGTCGAGCGACCCGAGCCACTCCTTCTCGTCATAGGCGGTGAGGATGCCCATATCGTTACGAGCCCGGTACTCGCGGTAGGGTCCAACCGACGAAGCGACCACCGGCCACCCGCAGGACCCGTACTCCAGGATTTTCAGGGCGCTCTTTGACTGGTTGAAGATGTTGGGCACCAGCGGGGCTATGGCAACGTCCAACTCCAAGGACTTCAGCCTCTCAAAGTAGCGGTCCATGAAGGCGAACATCTGCTCCCCTGGGTCGGGGTCGATATAGGGGACGTACTCCCACGGAACGGCAGACAGGCTGGTGGGCGGCTCCTGGCCGAAAAAGACGAGTCTGACCTCTGGGTACTTAGCGCAGAGCTTCCGCAGGGGACGGGCGACGAGGGCAAGGTCCCCGCCGTGGGTAGACGACCCCGCGTATCCCACCCGAATCTCCCCCTCCCGCTTGGGAGCCCCGGTGATTTCAGTCGGCGACAACCGCTCGAATAGGGCATCCGGGATGAAGTTCTCCACGACCTCGATGTCCGGCCGCCACTTGGCGTACTCAGAAGCTAACCTTCGGGTAGAGCAGGTGACGACGCTAGGAAGAGGGAGGGCCTCCTCGAAGAGTTTGGTCCCCCACTTCCCCGTAGAGTACACCCCTCGGGCCTCCGGGTTGTGCTGATGTTGATGTAGGTTATCATCGAAGTCCACGACCACCGGCTTGCCTGCTTGCCTTAGCTCCTTGAGTAGGTCAAGCATCTCGGGGGTGGAGACTCGGGACATAAACACCAGGTCAGCGGAGCGGAACATCGCTCGGTCGATAGTGTCGGTGAACAGGACGGTGTGCTCTGGCAGGCGGGAAAGCGGCATGATATTGCGCCAGTACGCCTGGCCGCGATCGTCACCTAAGGCAACAAGGATTCGCATGGTATTCCTCCATCGCTTGACTTTCGGGCGTGAGTACGCAATCCTTGGCGATAACGGATTCGGCCCGCAGCAAGCTCGGTCAAGCGCAAGCCCCGGAGCCTAAGCGGATACCCGAAACCACTAGCAGCCCTCAGGCGCGGACCTGACCGCTCACCCGGACAACCCCTCGCGGACCCGAGTTGGAGCGCAGATACTCCGAAGCATCGAGGACGATAACTCGTCTTTTGCTTAGGAGTTTTGCCAATGGCAGTACAATCCGGCTTGGGCGGATACGATCAGGAGAGTGCGGTCCTAGCTGAAGCGTTTGTTCCGTATGTGACGGACAACGTTTTCCAATCGGCTCGCGTTCCCAAAATCGCTTACGACTCAGCCAGCCGCGTGGAAGAGGGGCGCTACCTTGCGCTTCCCTTGCTCACCGCGAAGAACCAGACAGCCCAAAGTTTCGGGCAGTACGACACGCTGGCTTCCGGCCCGCAGTCACTGCTCTCCGTAGCGGCCTTCCCCTGGTCATGGTATCAGGCAGCCGTTACCATCGACTATCAGACCCTCCGGTTGGTCCGGGGTCCGAATATGCGTGTGGACAACCTCACGCTGCAGGTCCAAGCCTGTATCGCTTCGCTCTCAGACCTCATCGCCAACGACCTGACGAACACGACGAAGGGCGCAAGTTCGCTCACCGGCTACCCGGCTCTGGGTGTTATCGAAGCCTCAGACAACGGGCAGCTTTTCAACGTGTACGGCAACATCGCGAGAACCGGCACGAACAGCCTCGCCAACTGGCAGGGCAACGTCATCTCGCTGCCGACCAGCGGCCTGGGAAGCTCGACCAACGACACCTCTCGGGCACAGATGCTTCGTGAGTACACGGCCTGCGTCATCGGTGACGCCGCTCCAACACACATCTTCTGTCACCAGCAAGCGGTGTCGTCCTACATCTTCACCCTCGACAGCCAGATTCGGGTAAGCCCTGGCGACTCGGCAAACCCGTACACCGGCAACCCGCATCTTCTTGGTGCAGAGGTCGTGGGCGATAACCACTTCACCGTCACGACCAACGTGTCAGGTGGTAGCACCTATCTAGGGTACACCTACTACTTCCTGAACATGAACCACACCCGGATGCAATACTTCGGGTTCAAGGGCTTCGACTACGTTCCGTGGATTGACACGCCCAACGTTCTCTCTAAGACAAGCCGTTATGTTATCGCCTTCCAGTTCGCTTCAGACGAACCGCGTCTGAACGGTTGGTACGGCTCAATTAACGATCTGAGCAACCTGTGAGGCTAGGAGGATAAAATGAGTATGACAAGAGGACGCCCTGGCAGCCCGAAGGTTCGCAAGGGGAGAGCAGTCGGTCCTGACTATCCTGATGGCAAGTTCGCTGTTCCGATGAACGCGGACATCGACAGCCCATTCGGTGACGCACGGGACGACAAAGCGATGCAATCCGAAGCCGGGTTGCAGTTCGAGGGCGGTGGCGCACCGCTCGAAAAAGGCCGCTACAACGAACTCTGGGATGGGAAGTGAGCCTGATGCCAACTGAAATCGACAACGCTTGGGCGGCCGGAATCATGGATGGCGAAGGCTATGCGTGTCTGATTCAATTTCCTCAGCGGGAAGGCACTTCATGGGCCGGACACGTTGGGGTGAACAACACTGACCCGCGTATGCTTCGCAAGCTTCAAGAGTGCTACGGAGGGAAAATAAGTAGGATGAGTGAGCCGCCAACCTACGCTAAAATCAAGGGTAATAAGCCGGTGTTTACTTGGCGGCTAAACGGACGCTTCGCGGAACCATTCCTGAGAATGATTCTCCCGCACCTGGTTTGCAAGAAAGACCAGGCGGAAGTTTACCTTCTCTACGTGGAAACTTTGCGGCCGAAGAAGTACAGCTTCGCTAGAAAGACAGACGATAACACAATATCTGAGCGGAGGGCCATGTACGAAAGCCTCCGTGCTTTGAAGGCTGAGGTACACGCATAATGGCACTGCTTCAATTATGGAACATCAACATGGCGTCGGGAAACCCGTCATCGCTGACGAGTATTCTCCCGGGCGGCGCAGGCGGTAACGCGGTTGCAGGGACCACGCCGGTTCCGATGGTCGGCCTGCCAACGGCAGAACCGCTCGACCGTTCGTGCAACGACCAGACCCCAGCGTATGTCGCAGCCAACGGAGCCATTCAAGGGAACCTCGTGGTTCTTCCTTACGGGCTTCCCGCTGGTATCACCAGCAACAGCGGCGGCGGCTACTGGAGCCTGTCTCAGTTCTACGCTCGCCAGCACGCGCCGCTCTCTTACGGTATCGTGAACGTCAGCCAAAATAGCGGTATCGGCCAAGAGTTGTTCGTCTGCTGCAACGGGCCAGTCGAGGCGCTTTGCACGACCACGACCAACGCGATTGCGGTTGGAACGTGGCTCTGCGCGGATGGCCTGGGGAACCTTACGGCCTTCCAACCACCGAGTGCTGCCCCGACTCCGACCATTACCCCGGTTGGTACGTCCGGTTCCACGACCTACTCTTACGGGCTCGTTGCCGTTGGGGCAGATGGGACCGTTTCGACCATCACTACGGCCACGACGGCTGGCGGAAACGCTACGCTATCGAACTCGAACTACAACCAAATCTCGTGGACTTCGGTAGCAGATGGTTCGACGTACATCATCGTGAGAACGTCGTCTGCCGGTACGCCTTCTACGGTTGGTGTTATCGGGCAAGTCTCAGCCGCGGATGGAACGTTCAACGATACGGGGCTGGCGATCGAGCCGAACACCTCGGCAACGCAGTTCTTCCAACGCTTGGCGGCACCGTCTGCGCCCACGGTCACGACCTCGGGCACGGCCGGTACGACTTCGTACAGCTACAAGATAACGGCGGTCGCTCCTAACGGGGTCTACTCGGCGGAATCTACGGCTGGTACGGTGTCTACCGGAAACGCCACGCTCGGAGCCGTGAACTACAACCACATCACCTGGAGCGCGGTAACGGGCGCGGTCCTGTACGTCATCGACCGGACGGCTTCGGCCGGCACGCCGAGCACGTTAGGAACCATCGGGTACTTCTCGGTAACGCCGGGTTCGTCTCCGACCTACGCCTTCAACGATACGGGCCTTGCGGCCACGGCGTACACGGCGGTAACAGCGCCGTTTGCGACTCCGCCTGCGGGTTCCGTCCTGGCGATTTCGCTGGGAGTTCTTGCGGCAAGCACGAGTACACCTACGCTCGTCAACGTGTGGTGTGGCGGGTTCTAGTCCAGAGACAGGTTAGGGCGCTCGTTCGTCTCCACAGCGCCCTTCCTTTCATTGTTTACGAGACGGTTTAAGGAGGAACTATGCCTACACTCACAGCCGAACAGCAACGCACCGCCGACCTGCAACGTATGGGTCGCGACACGCGGCCCGGACACCAGTGGCAGCCCGGCGCACAGACGCCTGAAGCCGACGTTATCCAAGCGCTCAACTCTTCACCGCTCGGTACGTTAGCAGGCGAAGCCAATCTTCAGACCCCGTTCAACGCCACGCCTCGCACCCCGAACGTCTACGTCGTGAACCACTCGCGCAAGAAGGTTCGCCGGGTATGCGTCGTTCCGGTTTCAAGTCTGAGCGGAGCCGAAGAAGCGCTCATGTACCACAGCGAAAAGGACGGCGAGAAGTGCAAGGGTGCCAAGGAATGCAAAGGGGCAGAGTACCGGCAGACCTTCGGTAACGCCGAGAACCTTTACAAAGCCGCCGTGCGTAGAGACATGAGCATCTACGAGGACAAGATTGAAGCGGTATTCTTCACCATTAACTTCGCTGGTATCAAGTACAGCATCGAACCGGCAACCGAAGCCGACCCGGACAACCCCCCGGTAGAGAAGATTCCCGAAGGCGCGTGGGACCTGTACTGCGGGAACTACGAACGGATGCACTCTACGCTTCCCGATGGACGCCCGGACAGCAAGGCGATCGGTGAGGAAGTTCAGCGGTTGGCTTTGAGATGGTCGCGCAAGCACAATCCGGTGTGGATTATCACCGACGACGGCGCAGCCGACCCGAACAAGAATCCGTTTGGGTTCGTAGAGTTCATTCGCGAGATTCCGAAGGAAGCTCCGATTCGCGTTGACGGTAAGTTTGTGTCCGCGATGGAACTGGCGGAAGTCGAGTAATGGCCCGTAAAAAGTTCGCGCTTACGAGCATTGTTGACATTCCTCCCGATGAGCGCAAGCGCGGACCATTAACTTCTGACGACCGCGACTGGTGGAGTTCCAACGACCCGACCAGGGGTGGAAGCATCGAGTGTTCCGGCGTGCTTGGCGACCAGCCAGGGCGTGTCCTTGGCGTCCGTACCGTCAATGCCCGTGAACTCAACCGTAACCCTTACGATGTAGGCTCAAACGGTGAGGACAACGATGAGCACCAAAAAGCGCAGTAAAGGCAAGTGGCTTCAGTCTGCCCGCGAGCGCATGGACGAGAAAGGCTCGAAGGGTTCCTACGGCCATAAAACCATCAAGCAGATGAAGAAAGATAAGGCCAAGGGCGGCGCTATCGGCAAGAAGGCCAACTTCGCCCTCAATGCCCGTAAGTTCAAGCACGGTGGTAAAAAGGGCGGCCGTAAGGGCTCGCGGCGGTAATGCTGCGTGCCGTTTCAATCTCAAGCTCAGGAGCGTTGGGCCTTCGGGACCGGGCAACCGTTCGCGAAGAAATGGGCGGATATAACCGACCAAAAGCGCTTGCCTAAGCGCAAGCGTAAGACGAACAAGCGCCACAAGAAGAAGGCGTCTCGCAAGCATTCCCGTAGGATGGCTCGCCGTTGAGCACCCCGATTGGTTACAGCGGTTCGTCCGCTATCGCTATGTGCCGCGCCCGGACAAACGAGTACACGGCACAGCCGGACGCCTCCGTTCTGACGTTTCTAAATGCTGCCGTTGAACAAGTGGAGGGCGAACTGGGGGCAATTCGCCTGTACCTTCCGTATGACGTTACGCCAGGCCAGCAGATTCTAAACCTTAACCCCGATGTGCAGGACGTTTACTCGATGAGCTTTTCAACGGGACCACTAACGCCAGCACCGTCAACGGCAATAGTTTATCCTATGTTTGAATTGGAGCCGCAGACGTTTATGCAGACGGCAGCGGGTTTTCCCGGCGTGGGTGCCGGGCCTCCTACCTGGTGGTGTCCGTACAACGATGCTTCAAACGTAATGTCCATTCAAGTTTATCCTCCATGTATGCTAGGGCAGTTGAACGTGTACTATCGCGGTCGCCCGCAACTGTGGGCCGATACGACCGTGAACTCGTCAACGAACCTCGATACGCTTTCGCAAGAAGCGTGTATTCTGTGGACCTGTTGCCGAATGCTTGAAGCGGTGCAACGCGGCGACGAGAGCAAGGATATTTTTCAGCCTCAGTTTGAAACCGTAATTACCAAGCTCAAAGATTCGATGGCTCGTCGTTCCGTTCCCAAACAAGGGCGCGTGACCGACGTTAACGCCTATTCGTATCCAACGACTACTCCGTGGTGGCTAAACTAATGCCATTTCAACGCTATGGCAAGATGCGTCGCGACACGGCAGGGCAACTCGACTTCGGGGTTTACGATTTCTCCGGAGGGCTCAACGTGAAGTCCGCCCCTCAAGCCTTAGCTGATAACGAACTGACGCAGGCGCTTAATGGCTACCTCCGCATGGATGGCGGCTTTGAATCTCGTCGTGGCTTGAACTTGTACCAAACGCTACCATCTCGTGACCCAGTGCAAGGGCTGTTTCGCTTCTATCAAAACGTCGTCGCCGGCAAAAACGTTATTGTCAGAGAGACGCTCGCCCAATGCGGTGGTATCCTCTACAACCTTGACTCAAAGGCCGTGCTTGGGACTCTAAGCGCGAAGGCCGAGGACGCGCCGTGGAGCATTACGATCGCCTCTGACCCGCAAGCCAACCCCCGCCCGATGACCAACGAAGCCGGACTTACGGATGTTGCGGTGATATGCACGGGTGAAGCGGAAAGCGGAATCTCCGGTAGCCCTCATGGGCCGTTCATCTATGACGGGTACACTTTGTACCATCCTTCAGGTTGGAATAACGCCAGAGGTGCGAGGTGGTGCGTTCTTGTCAACGGCGTCGTGTGGTTTGGGGGGATTCCCAACTTCCCAACTCAGGTAATGTCCACGGGTTCCGGTCAAGTGCAGGGCGATTCGTTTGAGAAGATTGCCGGGTACAGCATCTTTGACTTCGGGCAGCCGGTAGTTGGTTTGAGCGCGGTAGGTAGCGGCGCACAGGCAATGCTTTGCGTTGGTCTGCCCAGTGGGTTCTCTCTCATCTATGGAACCGGCCCTGCGAACTATACGCAGCAGGACGTTCCGATGGATAACGACGGAGTAGCCTGCGGGTACGCCATGCAAAGCGTTAACGGTATCCAGTACCTTCTCGGAAACAACAACGCCTATTCGTTCACCCCTAGTACGAGCCTCACGAGCCAATCGCTAAATCCGCTGTCTACGAAGGTGCAGCCGTGGATTACGGACGACCCGTTCGTTACCGGCTACCCCATGCAGGGTACGCGGCAGAACTTCTTTGCGTTTACCTACTACGACCGCTACCATATCGTGTACTCATCGGCCAACGCTAACGTCCTCGATACGTTGCTCGTCTACGACACAAACATTCAGGGTTGGACGGTGCTGTCACTCGGCGAGCCGATATGTTGCGCCACGTTGGTGAACGCTCCTGGCGACCCGTCCCCTTCGGCCTGTCTCGTTGGCGGGACTGATGGAAGGGTTTACACCTGGGACCCGTATGTCGGGCAGGACAACTCTCTCTGGAACGTATCGGCGTGGGACGGTGCTCTCTGGGACGATACGACCACGAACAGCGATAACGGCGCTACGATTCAAACGTGGATAGCCACGAAGTTCTTTAAGGTTGGCGAGCCGGGCACCGTTAAGACGTTGCACCGTATCTACCCTGAGATTATCTACCCCATCTCATTTGGTGGGACGGCGACGGTTCAAACCGACTACGCTCAGGAATCGGCGTTCACAGCGGCGGTCTACGCAACTCAGGTCAGCGGAGCGTTGTGGGACGTATCGACTTGGGACCAAGCGTTCTGGCAATCCATCCCTGCGGCTCGTTCGTCATGGAACGCGCCTGCATCGCGTATTGACGTATTCTCATTGCTGCCGAATAACATCGGCAACTTCTTGGTATGGAACCTCGGTAAGTGGAACCAAGCTCCCTGGGGTTCCGTACCACTCCCATTCATTCAAGCTCCAGGTATCCAAGCCGAAGCGTTCTCCTTCGGAATGCAAAGCGGTATCGGCACTGGCGGAGGTATCTGGGACTTATCAACTTGGGACAACGCAACCTGGGCGGTGAGCGACCAACTCCCCTGGGTTTTAAGCGGGCTTACCGGAAGTTTTGGACAGGGCGGTAAACGCTAGTGGCTAACGTTATTATCCCTAACGTTTTCGCGCCTAACACCTTAGCAGACGCAAACGCCGTCAACGCCAACTTTACTGCTGTTGCAAATGCTATCAACAGCGGGCTAACGGGCTACTACTACGATGCTTCAGCAACGCCATACGGTCTAGCGCCAACCAACACCGGCGCATTAAACCTAACCGCGCTAAATACCGTTTTGACAGCGGCCCAGGGCGACAACGGCGGAACCATCATTATCCCGACTTTCACAACGGCCTGTCAGGTGTCAGGGACTTGGAACCTTGGGACATTTGCGCTCATCGTTGCCGGGTCCAGCCCGCAGTCGGAGTTGGTGCAGCAGGTCACTGGTAACTTTATTTCGGTCGTTAATAACTCTCCGCTTGGCGTCCTCATCAACTCGCTCAAGCTTAATATGACGGCCTGTGCTTCAGGCATTGGACTTTACACCTCTAACTGCCAGAACATCAAAGCTGAGAACGTTTATTTTGCCAACTGCCCAACTGCAGCGTACTTCGACAACTCCTCGCTGCAGTGCGGCTTGACCAACTGTACGATCGAGAATGACTCGCAGGGTGGCACGGTTAGCACTGTAGCTCCAATGGTGGCGGTATTCGGTGCCCAGGACTACATTGTCGAGAGCGTTATCCGGCAAATGCCCATCGGTAAGGGTGGCCCGCGCCACAACGCTGGTTTCGGGATGGGGAACTTCAGCGATTTCAGGGCGACCAACGTACACTTCTCGGACACCGATTACGGGCTTATCATACTGCAGGACGGGGCGAAGAACGGAGTGTTCACCGCTTGCCGGTTCGACAGCTATACGCAAGCTCTAAACCTGCAGTCCCTGACCCCTGCGGGGAATATAAATTGTCTCTACTTTTCAAACGTCGAGTGGTACTTAACTACCACTTCTACTAGCGCCCTCCCTGGCGCTTTCATAGATACCAACGGTGGACCCAACACCAACTACGATAATCTCCAGTTCACGAGTTGCACGGCAGCCGGGTGGGGTGGTGCTGGCCTCAACATCAACGCGGGCGAAAACATCAAAGTCGTTGGCGGGCGGTACTCCTCGAACGGCCAGAGTTCAGCCACGGGCGCGGGCATCCTTATTAGCGGCGGAAACCTCATCGACATAGATTCTGCCAACTGTACGGGGCAGCTTCAGGATTTCGGCAACCAGACATTCGGCGTACAGCCCTATGGTATTGCAGTGACGGGCGGAACGAACATCACACTACGCGGCTGCAACCTCTCGGGTAACATCGCTGGGGCACTGTACGTTCCGACGCCAATCTCGTCGCTTGAAGTCTACGACTGCAAGGGCTACAACGATGTTCCAACGGTAATCACCGCTTCAATGCCAACTAGCGGCGTTGGATTTTCTGCTCAGACTGCGGGGGCAACCCCTTACTACGGACCAGCCACCTTCGAGGTTACCGGGGGAACTATTACGTCCATTGCTTTCTATGCGAGTTCTGCGGCCGCATTGCCGGAGTACACTTCACCGTTGACCTCGGGGACGTTCGATCTGTCGCCGGGGCAGTATTGCAAAATCAACTACACGGGCAGCCCGTCTTTCGTGATGGTCGGCCGGTAAAGGAACGATATGTCACTTATCACGATACCGTATGTTTTCGTCCCCGGAACCGTCATCTCGTCCTCTCAGGTGAATGCGGACTTCGCGGCGATTACCAACGTGGTCAACGGCAACCTGGACGGAACGAACTTCTCCACTATCTTCTCCTCATTGAACCTGGTGGCGAAGGGGCACGCAACCTTCCCGGGCGGCCTTATCATCCAGTGGGGCTCTCCTTCGTCGGTGCCGTTCGACAACAGTGCTAACCTGCTCGTTACCTACGACATCCCGTTTGTGAATCAGGTCTTCGCTATCGCCACGGGGGTCAGGGAGAATACGCAGCAAGCGGGGACCGCCGCGGCTATTTCTGTAGCTACGAACGTGACCGGGATTTCCTTGCCGCTCACGCAGGTCAACATCACGGCTCAGGGTGGAGCGGCAGGTTCGACAGGCACCATCTTCTGGATAGCCGTTGGATATTAGGAGGAAGATGAAACTTAAAACGTTCTTCGTCGTCCTGCTCTTAGCAAGTTGCGGTCTTATGGCAACTGGGCTAGGACAGCAAGGCGGTCCAGGCTACCTCGACCCGCAAAGGGCCGTTACTCAATCGCTCGCAGCGGTGGGGGCTGTGTCACAGTTCCAGCTTGCCTCGGGCAACTCGGTCTGCTCGATCGCGGTCAGTGGTACGTTCGTCGGGACTATCCAGTTCCAGCAAAGCACGGATGGGGTAAACTGGCAGCCTATTTATGTCACGCCGAATAGCAACGGCACGGCTATCAACAGCACGACCGGAGCTTTCTTCGGGGCTGCACCAATGCTGGGGTCAACGTTCTTCCGTGGGTACATGAGCGCGTACACGAGTGGTACGGCGCTAACGACGACCTATTGCGTTCCCGTGAAAGTGTCCTTGGTAAACCTCGGCCCTTTCGCGCAACCGTCGGGTAGTGGTGGTGGCGGCTTCCCGGCGTTTACCTGTGTAGGTCCAGTCACCTGTAATCCGAGCAGTGGTCCGAACGTTGGCATTGCAGCCGCTACTCCTTCTCCTGGAGCGCAAGGATGCGGCTTCTGGAATGGAATTTGGCCGTACACCCTCAATATGAGCGGCTGCGCTTTATCTTCTCAGGCGTTTACCGGGCTTGTGTGTAGCGGGTTAGCGTCGTGCTCCCCGAGCGCTGGCCCGTCTCCGGCCGTAAATGTCCCAGTTCCTATTCCAAGCAATCTTGGATGCGGCGTTCTCACGATAGCGTGGCCTGCTGTGAATCTAAATACCTCTCAGTGCGCTGGCGGTGCAGAATACCCGAGCCTGGTGTGTTCTGGTATCGCTACCTGTTCCCCCAACGGAGGCCCGACTCCAGCCGTTTATGTGCCGTCGCCAAATCCGACTGGGAGTAACGGCTGCACGGTTACTGGAACGTGGCCCTCCCAGACGTTTTCATGCCCGACTGCGGGACCAGGGGCCACCCCATCGCCAACTTCTTCTGGCGGAATACTCATTAGCGGCTCGTATCCTTACACTATCTTCGCCTCGCCTGCCGTCCCGCAATCAACGCCATCGCCTACTGTTACAGCTACAGCCTGCGCGGGCTCTCCGAGCGCGAGCGGCTCGTACCCGTACACCTTAAACATCCCGGCTGGTTGCAGTGGTGGTGGCGTCACACCGGCTCCTTGCGCCACAGCAGGTCAGACGGCCGGCTACACCTGTATTTACGCCTTTCCAGTGCCAACCACATCGGCTTCGATAGAACCGGGGTACATCGGAGTTAACGCGGTGTTTTTAGCTCCTGCGCCATCACCTTCCGCGACAGCCAACTATCTAGCCTGGACCGCTGGGAGTGGCGGGTGCGGGTCATCTCAACCGGCTGGCTACGCATCGCTCGGGGTTAACTACGGAAACACGTTCTTCTCAATCAACGGCGTGAGCGGGAGCCTAGCAACTTTTTGGTGCTACAACACAGCCGACACCCCACCGTTCCTGGCGATAAACGCTGGCGTAGGCGGGCAGCGGTGCTGCGTTGGCATCTATCAAAACGTCTACTCCCAGGGATACGATATAGATGCTCCCGCTTTTAATACCGGCAATGATGGTGTTTATTGGGAATCAAATCAGACGTACGGCTGTGGGTTCTCTGGGCATGGCTCGGCATCAACATACACCTATTACTTTGATGCCTACCCGGCGACACCAGCCCCTAACCCCTGCGTCCTCAGCATAAGCAATTTAGCTATTCCGGCTGGCGTCACACAGAATAAAGGGCAGCTTACTTGCACTCTCTCCACTCTAGTCTGCTCGCAGACAGCAACGGTCATCTCTGGTGCCATTTGCACCGCGTCGTATGACACGGCTGCAACCACCGTGACGGCCTCACTCCTTTTACCGCTGACGGTAAAGGTCGTGACCACCACCCTAACTATATCTATGCAAGGAGCCCCAACGGCTTCGGGAACCGCGGCGGCGGATTATCTATGCCTCTAACGGGAAACTAAATATGAAACTAAAACGGTTCTTCTTCGTTCTCTTGACCCTTGGCGGGTGCGGACTGATGGCAAACGCGATCGGCCAGCAATATCCTTATCCGCCACAGCTTGGGCCGACTTCGTTCACACTTAATGGCTCCAGCGGGACGTTCGTGCTCAAGGGATTGAACGGACAAGGGTTCTGCACGGCGGCGGTTCCGAGTACGGCCACGATGGGGAGCGGCACGATAACGATTAAGCTAAGTAACGATAACGGCTCGACGTACTACTCGGTGAGTGGTGTCGCGGACCTTGGAAATCCAGCCTCACCTGCGCCGAGCCAAACGATAACCGTTGCTGGGACGAAGCTCGCCTTCCCGGTGTCCGGCTCAACTGATGTTGAGTTGGTTCTTTCTGGAGCGACTAACGCAGTTATTACCGGAACGCTCACCTGTAACGCTGGGAACGCGGTGGTTATCACAAGCGGCGGCGGAAGCACGAGCGCTCCGCAAAACACGGCATCACCAACGGCGTCGGGCGGTGTACTAATAAGTGGTTCGTTCCCTTATACGATTTTCGCATCTCCGCTTCCACCCTTTCCGCTCTCGACCGCAAACGGAGGTACGGGAACGTCCGCACCAAGCCCTACAGTGACCGCTACGGCTTGCGCGGCATCGCCTAGTCTTAGCGGTACGTGGCCTTCTCAGACGATTTCAGTTCCGGCTGGCTGTACGGTATCAACAGCTTCTCCGAACCCTTACGTTTCTACGGTGCTCGCTGAAACGAGCGCCACGCATTTTTGGGAGATGAACGATTCGCCGGGTGTCGGAACGCCCAGCCCCGGGCAGTGCCCGTCCACTATCGCCGATGCAATCGCAGGTGGAGCAACGGGGGCACCATCGCCAGTTCCGCTTACCGTGGAGGCGTCTCCGTTGCCTCATCCTGCCGGTTCCCCGTATGCCCTACAATGCGGAGTCACCGGAATCATCAAAAATGGAACCACGGGAATTGAGTGGCTAGGGGCCACCATCCAAGCGTATCTTCAGGTGCCATCGGCGGTCTTTCAGACGCTGTGCAACACAGGCGGCGGTACGTGCAACCTGCCGTTCACCGTTGAGTGTATCGTTGAACCGGCGAACTCGGCCGGTTACGGGTCTAGTGGAACCAACTTCATGTGGTCCATAGATACTGCCGGAACCCACGGGTACGTTGAAATAACCAACCCGGGAAGCGGAGATATGGCCGTCTGGAAAACCACAGGAGCGTCATTTATTGGTGTTGCCGCCTCTGGAGTTCCGGTTATGATTGACTACGAGTTCGACGGGACGAGTGAAAGCTATTACTTCATCAACGGAACATTAGCGTTATACGCAGCAACTTCGCCTCAAATGACCGCCTCTAGCCTTTCGTTTTTCGGGTGGGACGGCACTACGTCTGCCAACAACTTCTGGAACGGCCGGATGCACGGCTGCTCGACCTACAATACGGCTCTCTCGATCGCTAAGATTCACGCGCATTATGCGGCCACAGGACTACCGTAATGACTAGTATCTACCTGAAAGCGTGTAATGGCGGATGAGGAGCAGGAGGCAAAGCGACTTGTGGACTTTCGTATTCTCGCCCTTGAACGGGAACAAGACGCACAAGAGTTACGGCTTCGAGCGGTGGAGTCCGCTATCGTGAAGGTCAACGGGAGCCTCGATATGATTCCTGAGATTCGTTCTGGGCTACGGCAGCTTTTCAACGACCGCTACAAGAATCTTATCGGCTTCGTCCTTGTCATGGCGACGGTCATAGGGACCTTTCTTTTCAACCATTTAACCAGTTTCGGTGCCAAATGAGCAGCAACGTTATCATCGTGCTTATCGGTCAAGGAGTGGTGGGCGTCATCGTAACTATCGCGTCTGCCATTATCATTTCTAGGGTCGGAGCCGTCCACACGCTAGTAAACAATCGTTCGGAACAGCAGGACGCCAAAATTGCAGTCTTAACAGCCCAGCTTGCGGCCAAAGGGGTTCGGCTTACTGCCGCTCAGGAAAAAGTAAAAACGAGGGCAAGAAGGTGAAACTCTGGCCGCTCATATTCCTCCCGTTTATCCTAGGCATGGCCTTCCTGGGTCACGCAGCCCTAACCCCAAAGCCCCCTGGGCTGTTCGGTTATGCTACAGTAACCACAAGGGAGGGCGTGAACTTGTGCGTTGGCTCATTCCAGAACTGCCGCCTACTCTATGGGCATGGGGACAAGAAGCCCCGTCTCACCGTATGTATGACAAGCTACGATAAGTACAATTTCTGCCCGTACCCCAAGAAGGAAAAACGCTATGCGGTTGCTCCGTAAACTCAACGCTCCCCTCCCTGGTGGGCTAGCCCTGGTCCTCCTCTTAGCCTTTGGGCTCGGAACGGCGGCTGTGCTGCCTACCTGGTCAAGCGGTACGGCTACGATGGGACCTGGCGGCTTCTGGGACCTTGGCTCGGTTGACGCCGCCATAACGAGCCCTGGCCCGTCTGACCCTATCATTTACAACGGGAGCGGGGTGAACCTCAACGTCATGGCCCCCAACGGCGGCAACCTGAACCTTCGGAACTGCACGACGAATACATGCAACACCTCGGCACAGCAAATCACCACGCAGATTACCGCCAATCAGGTCAACTCTGTCGTGCCGATGTACGCCGCCCCTTCTCCATCTGCGGACGTAACCATAAACCCAGCGACGACTGGTCCGGTGGCTCCGTGCTACAGTGCATCGGGAAACGGCTGCAATGCCGGGTGGAAGGTAGTCCACGGTTCGGTTCAGGTGGCGTTCACAACGACTTGCCCAAGTGCCACTTTGTGTTCGCTTGGGACAGGTTCTGGGCACAGCTATATCCTGAACTTCAACGGCAACGGCGTCTTTTCAGAGACAGCCTTTTCCCAATACTACGGATGCTCGGCGTCAAGCAACGACCCCAACGGCACTATAGCGTTCATTGAAAATGAGAACGCCTCTACCGCGATTATACAAATCTACAACACCGCTGGCACAGCGTTGCCAAGCAGCACCAACCCGTATGTGGGTTGGATGTGCTTCGGGTACTAGCATGGTAACTTTTACGAACCTGGGCGAAGCCATCAAGGATGGCTGGACGGTGATGGAAGCGCGCCCTGATGGGTACACGCTGAGAAAGAAGTTCGGTGAGGTTTGGTCGCTTGCGCTCTGCACTCCGAAAACCGAGGCTGACCCAGAGTGCTAGTCACCTGCCACTGGTCAGCCTCACCGCCTGTTAGGCTTCGTGCCTATCAGGTTGAGTTTGCGCTCACAGGCTCGTTCACGGGCGAGGACTTCCATAACCTTCGTGCGCTCCACGATTCACCAACCGGATATACCTTGGTTCCGTGGGCCACGCTTTCTTCGCAGTTCACCATTTGGAAGAACGATGACCTCTCGTCACCCAACGACTACGGGACCTGGGACCTCAACACCGACCCACGCGATGGCTCCTCGAATATCGAGGTGGCGGCTATGTGCATGGACGGGGCGACGACGAACGACTTTGGTTCCGACCCCTACACGATCGCTCACGCTTGGATGCACGCTGGCATTGTGGCGCGCATCTGCCAGCTTAAAGGTATCGACGCCTCGGAATCGTTCCCGGCGAGCGTTGGCCCGCAGCTTCAGAACGGTCCCATCTTCACCGTATCGACGCATGGGGAACGGGCCTATCAGACCATCGACTACGGCGTTCCCGGAGGCGCAGCTTCCAGCCAAGCGGCTTCGGACGAGTTCGGTTATTTTGTCGGCAGTGGCGACCCTAACTCGCGTTGGGATATTGCGCTGTTAGACCCTGCGTACATCCCTAATGGCGTGACAGTCGCCAATGCTCAAGCCTCGGCAGCGTGGATACGCTCTCAGGCGCACCTAATCAAAGCTCAAGGCATCACGGGTATGTGGGGCCTTGACGGAGGAGATACACCATGATCTCGTTACTAATAACGCTCATAATCATCTGCGTCGTCGCAGGTATCGCGTACTGGATACTCACGCAAATCCCCGGCATCCCGCCCATCGTTCCGAATCTCGTCTGGGTTGTCGTGGCGCTCATCATCTTGGTATGGCTGCTGCAAAATCTTGGCAGCCTTAGCTTGGGGCATCTGGGCCGGGGGTGATTCCCTGGTGGATTCTGCTTGGCTTTCTCATAGGGCTCCTGGTGGGGCTCCCGTGGAAGCACAAGCACCGACCTGAGAAACTCGTACTCGTCCTACCAATACTCACATCCAAAGGAGATAAACCCGTGCCCAACTATGAACTCGCGAACGACGCAGTAGCGTATGTTCCAATCCAAACCCTCGATGCCGAGGGCAACCCGGTAGCGCCACCGTCTGGCGATACGTTCACCGTAGCTTCCAGCGATACGACCTCGCTTGGCGTAGCGGTCGGAACCATGCCTTCTGGCCCGCTCCAAGGTCAGCCAGCAGCCGTTCTCACCCCGCTCGTTCCAACCGCCTCGGGAATCACCGTGACGCTCACGGATGCCGACAACCTCACTGCTGGAACGCAGGTTGTGGACATCGTTCAAGGCGTAGCGACCACGGACTTCCTCGACGTATCCGCAGCGGTCACGGTTCCGCAGGCTCCGCCAGCGTAATGCCACCGCTCCCGATTCGTAACCCGTGGCTGGCCGCGCTTTACGCTGCGCTCTATTCGTGGGGGCTTTCGGCCTTCGCTATCGTCTCCGCAGCGGTCGGCATCGGTTATTCCCTGGGACCAGCCAATGGCGGATACAACGATTGGCCGACGTTCGTGCTGTTTGCAAAGCACGCATGGTTCGGCTGCGTTATCGGCCTCGTGTTCCAAATCGGACCCTACGTTCGGGCCAAGCAGGGGTTCACGGCAGCGAATAATCCTGACGTAGCTCCGCCTCCCGAACAGAATCAACCATCACAACTGAAAGGAAACCCCTAAGTGCAGAACATCGGTAAAATCTTTGTCGCAATCGGCGGCATTATCTCAGCCTTCTTCCCGCAATGGGCAGCCGAAGGCGCAGCGCTCGTTACGATCGGCGAAGGGCTCCTGGCTGGAAACGGCACGGTGGGTCCAATCCGCATCGGCAACGAAGGCATCACCGTAACCGTAGCTCCCTGGACGTAAACCTTGTCCGCCGACTTCGCCGCTCAAGTAGCATCCACACAGGGCCTACCTATCTCGAAGCCGTTGGTTTCGGGAAGCAAGGTAGGCTCCGTGTACCCTGTTCTTGGCGTTGAACTTGGAACGAGCGATGTTGCGGTTCCCATCCAACTCGGAAGGTTGCCTTCCGGTTTCATTACTATCAACGCTCCGGTTGGAGGTGGGGTCGTGACCACGGGTTCCCTCAATGGACAGGATTGGACTCCGACGAGTATTACACTTCAAGCTACTGTCCCAGGACAGTATTCAATTATGGTGCTCTGATGTTGACTAGAACGATGCGCGTGCGAGACGCACGGCCCGAGGACCTCGAAACCGTACAATCCATTGCGGCTGAGAACGGTCGTGTTGGCTACCAGTGGCCGTGGGGAGGTGCGTGGGGAGCCATCGCTATCCTCGATGAAAAGGCAGTTGCTTTTTGTGCTGGCCGCGATGTCAACCAAGGCATCCTCATAGAAGATTTGTGGGCCGTTCAGGGGCAGGACGGCGTTCGTGGCCTCTCCGCTATTTCGGATTGGATTGAGGAGCAAGCCAAAGACTTGGCGCGGCGGATGGACCAGCCCGTGAACCTTGGAGGAATCGTCTACCCTTCCAACGTGACGCACCAGCGCGCTTTGGAACATCGCGGGTATCGGCATTATGCCAACGTCTTAGCAAAGGTAGTGAATCCATAATGGAATCCATGTTCTCGTCCCCGGGCAAAGAAGCACAGCAGGGCGCGAGCGGCGTCCAAGGCATCAACACGCAGACGATCGACCAGTTGGAAAACTACGTCGGTCAGCAGCAGCAGTCCGAACGTGCGGGAATCGCGGGCATAGATAACCCCTACTTCTCTGCCGCGCAATCTATGAGCCCCGCACCCTATCGTGTAAACCCAGCGCAGACGCAGACATTTGGGGCAAGTGGGCCGGGAACGTACCTTGCGAACCTTTCCTCTAAGAGTGCTGGCGGTGCGCCTCCAGCTTGGAATCCAGTTCCTCGTGGTGCGTTCGGCGGAGGGAACGGTAGCGATGGTGGGGGCAACGGGAAGGTAACGCCTCCGATAATGATTGGTCCGGGCGGTGGCAACATGAGTAACCCGCCTGGCGCTCGTGGACATAATATGCTCTAATGGCGCAAGCACAGCCGGGCGCAACTCAGCCGAAATATACACCGTTGCAAGGGCCAGCCAATCTAAATCCAACTAATGTAAACGCTACGGCTCCTGCGCCCTATCAGCAATTCGGTAACATCGCTCAGATAGACCCGAGCTACTACAGCGCGGCTTACGCTTCACCATTCCAACAGCAAAAGTACCTTTCGCAGTACGACAAACTCTACGCGGCTGGATTGCAGCCGACGTTCAATCAGCAGGACCTTGCACTGTCGCAGGACCTCGCCTCTCGTGGCATTACCGATTCAAGCGCAGCGTCAAATACGATGGGCGACCTTTACGCACAGCAAGGAGGTCAGATCGCACAGGGCGAGGCTCCGTTGGTAAGCCAGGCGTTTGGATATACGCAACAAGATATTATGGCGAACCAGGCGGCTACGAATGCGGCAAACGCAACGAACGCGGCTGCATCGAATCAGGCTGCTGGCGCTAACGCTGGCTTCTACAACCAGGCTGTCACGGGTAACGAGAACGCTTACAACTCTTATCTCTCGTCTCTCTACAGTGCCGGGACTGGTCAGAACAACGCCCTTCTCAGTGCGTACCTCGGTTCGTTCGGCCCGAACACTGGCGTCACGAGCGCCTTCGGTTCTGGAATATCTGGCGAGAGCAGCGTGTACGGCGACATCTACGGCTCTGCGCTTCAGGGTGAAGGTTCGGCAGAGGGTGGGCTTGGACAAGGGCTCGGAACCTACTTTGGCGCGGCTGCGGGCGGCTAAATGAGCGGCTTCGGTTCTCCCACAATGACCGCAGGGCTGGCACCGCCGCCTCCAACGCCACCACCCGCTCCACCAGCGCCGCCGCCGACTTTACCGAGTCCACAGCAAGCCGCACAGGTAGCTTCGCTCGCTGGCGCGATGTTCGCTGGCGCTACAACCGGAGCAAAGAACGCTCTCCCCAACGCTGCCCTCGCTCAACCGCAGCCTGGGCCCGTTCCACCCGTAACGCCTCCGCAGATTCCTGGAGTGGTGCCGGGAGCGCCAGCTACGCCTTCAGACGCGATGATGCAGAAGCTCATCTCGGACAGCAAAGCCGGACTCGTTGGACCGCAGTTCAATCCAGCCGTTGCGCCTACTGGACCCACGACGCCCGGTGGGCCACAACCGCCGTCTGACCCAACGACGCTCGGTGACGCGCTCGCGCGGCTGCAAGCCGATCGCTCCAAGTACGAACAAGATTCAAGCAACGCTCCGCAGTACAAGCCGCCGAACAAGTGGCTTGAACTCGCCACGGCGCTTGTTGGGTTGGCTTTCCCTGCTGGTGGTATTGGGAAGTTCGCTGCTGGGCTGAGCGGTGGATTGGCACAGGGCGCACAGCAAAGTTATCAGCGCAAAGAGGAGCAGTGGAAAGATAAGCAGACCGCCGATGAAAAAGCGATGGGGCTAGATGCCACCCTCTATGACGCCCAGGCTAAAATAGACGCTACGGCTCAAGAGAACGCGATTCGCAACGACCTCGCTCAGCAGCGTATTGGCATCTCGGAGAACCATCTCCAGCTTGCGGCTCAGGGCATGAACTGGAAAGAGAACGTCGAGTTCCCGGCTAACCAAAAGCGCTACTACGATCTCGCTCAAGAGCACAACGACGTTATCATGCGCGGCCAGGACTTTACGATCGCCGGCAAGCAAATGGGCATCGCGGCGCAGTACAAGCTCGAAGGCATCCGCCAAATCGGTATGAACAGCCGCGCTGCGGCGAGCATCTCAGAGCGGCAAGCGAACACGCAAATCGTTCAAGGCGCAGAAACCGCTCGGGCGCAGTACAACAAAACCGTTGCGACTATCCAAAAAGTCTACGCCAAAGACCCAGCCACGATGGCTTCCAAAATCACCGAGGCTACGGCCCAACTCAACGATACGGTAAACGGGTTGCTCGCAAAGGCTCCGCCTGGTTCGGATATGGCGAACCTCGGAACGCTTGGGACACGCCTTGACGCCGACACTGCACAGACTTCGAATGAAGAACTGAGCGGCTACGCTAACGCAGCGGGTGGAATCGACAGCGGAGCGGACCAGGGCTACTCACCGTCCGGGGGCGTAACGCCTCAGACGCAAGCTCAGGCCATCCAACTGTCACAGAAGGGCTACACGACGGACGCGGCTACCGGGCAGATGTACCCTCCTGGCTATCAAGGACTGGCGGCACCGATAGACGCGAACACCCCTCCGGGTGGCGTTCCTACGGGACAGCCTGCACAGGGGCCACCGCCTCCCGTGGGAGCGGGAGCACCTGGTACGCCGATCGACCCTGCCGCACCGCAAGCAACGAATCCAGCCGAACAGCACGGTATCAACCTCGCGCAGCAGCAGAGTGTGTACCAACTCCAACTTGGAGCGGAGGCGCAAAAGCTGGGAGTCGGTGGTGGCGTGGGAGTTGACGAAGCGAGTTTCAAAGGGGCTAGGGAGTTCGCTTCTCAGCACGCGGCCGACTACCCAACGCTCCAGGCGTTTGTCCAAGCGATGAACGGCCCCGGCGGGAAACTGATGTCCAACCCACAGGCTGGGCAACTCGTAGAACTCTGGGCGCACACCCGCCGCGCTCAAGGGCTTCCCGTAGACGTACCGCCTCCTCCGGGGCAGACTCCACCGCATCCTACGGTGCCCGGAAGCGGCCCTGCAAGCCTCGATATTACGAAACCCAACCTTGGACTCCCAACGAAGCCCGCAGGCGGTCCTGTGGCCTCTACGGGGCCTGGAACGCCACCTGCGAAAGCACCGGATGTAGCCGAGGTGGCCTCGCACAATCCACCTGCCACCGCTGGCCTGCCGCCGCAAATCGCAGACGCAGCAGGGAACGTCATCCACGCCGTTCAGGGTGCAATCGGTCACGCTACCCCAACCAAAGGTGAGGTCATCCAGCAGGCAGCGAAAAAGACGGGTGTGCCAGAAGCCCTCCTCATAGCCATTGCCAAGAACGAGAGCAACTTTAACAACGATGCCACAAGCCTGGTAGGGGCTCACGGGATGTTCCAGTTGATGCCGGGCACCGCAAAGGCGCTAGGGGTAGACCCGAACAACCCGGTACAGAACGTCATGGGTGGAGCAACGTACATCGCGGAGCAACTCAAACGGTTCCACTCTATCCCCGCCGCGATTGCCGCTTACAACGCAGGCCCGCAGGCGGTCATCGACCACCGCGGTATCCCACCGTTCCCTGAGACGCGAGCCTACGTCCAGAAGGTTCTTAGGGATTATCGTTCATTGCTTCAAGAGTACCCAATCCAAACCGACGTTTCGGCGAAGTTCTAATGTCAGGCGTCACCCCGATTTTCGGAGGACAGGCAGCCTCACCCCCTCCTTCACAGCCGACCCCTCCACCCGCGGCTCCGCACCCAGCAGTGCAATCCGGTGGCACCCCCATATTCGGGGGCCAAACCACGGCCGCACCGAAGCCAGCGTTCCCCACTAGCGGACCCGCTTTCAATACATTGGCGCAGCATAACCAGTCTATCTTCGGTGACATCCCACAAGAGACAGGGCAGGTAGCTTCAGGCGCAAGCAAAGTCCTCGATGCTCAAGGGTGGTTAGCCCGTAGAGCCATTACGGGTGAGAGCGATACCGATAAGCAGATGACCGCGATACGGCACAAAATTCCTGGCATGGATGCGGCCTATAACTCAGACATCGCTCACACCGGAATCAAGCCGCTGGATTGGATTCAAAGCGTCGGCAACCAGGCTGGGCGCGGGCTGATCGACGCGGGGATTCAAACGGCTCTTGACCCGCTCACCTACGAGACTCTCGGCTTTGGTGCGGTAGCCAAGAGCATGGGAGCCCCAGCGCTCCGCCTCTACATGAAGGCAGTAAACTCCACGCCGTTCACCCGGGGCGTCTATGACGCTCTCCACTTCGGCGGTCCGGTGGCGCGTTCGTTAGGCCCCGAGAAGCTCGATATGATTCGTGGCGCAGCCAACTCTGCCGAAGCCACTGGAGCAGCGGTCGAACGGCACATGAGCCATCGCTTCGATAACATCGTCAACGGCGTGCCTATCAAGAACCTCAAAACCGGAAAGATTACCCCAGGCGTGGCGCTCACGGATGACGAGAAGAAGCAGGTAGCGAGAGCCCTCAATGGGGACGAGGACCCGGATGCCCCGATGGCCGCTCGCGAGAACCTCACGCCTCGGGAGCAGTCCGCGTACCGACAGCTTCGGACCCTCACGGCTCTAGACTTCCATTTCCGCCAGCAGACCGCTCTTGACCAGGCCATCCGCTACAACGCTCCTCCGCAGTTTCGTGACGAGTTGAAGCAGCTATTCCATAGCGGGAAGGACCCGGAGATTCCTGAGCCGGCGGAGCGGGTGAAAGTCCCCTACGGTGAACCGCAGCCGCGTTCGCGTATGATAAATGCCGAACTGCCGCCAAACGAAATGACCCTGTACCAGGAGGCGACCTCACGGATGACGACGCCCGAGAAGATACGGTTCTCCAAGGCGCTCACCGACAACGCCATCTTTAACGCGTTGCCTCCTGAATTACAGAAGCAGGCACAGGCCGTAAAAGATGCCATCCACGCTAAGTTCTCCCCGCCTGGAATGGTGGGCGATACCCAAGAGTTGGAACCGGCGCAACGAGCGCACTTCCCGCCTGCGAACCAGGCTGCGATCGACCACGCCACCGAACTAAAAAAACTGCACACCAAGATAGCGGCGGCGCTCGAAGATAACCTGTACTTCCGGGAGAACTACTTGCCTTCGGCGCACGTCGGGGAAAAGACGGAGGCGCGAGAGGCACAGACTCTCAATCCGACTGATTACTTCGACCCACGCAACGTTCACCGTAATGAAATAAAGGTCACGAATCCTCAGCAACTTCAGCAAGGCTTCGAGGCGATGGCTCGCAACACGAATCGGCAGGTCACAAACAAAGCCATTAGTGACTCTTTGGGCGACCTTCTGGACAAGCCCGAGGTGTCCAAGCTATTTGATAAGGTCATCCCAGCAACGGGTGACGCCCGAACCGACAACGAGAGATGGCGCGATGGCTGGCTAACGGCGGTTGGCTACCCTCGTGCTGCCACCGTTTCGTTGACGCCCCGGCACGCTGCCAACATCCTTGACCTGTTAGCTAACACGGTTCCTCCAACTCAGCTTCCAACGGCTATGAAGCAGGTGACGGAACTAGCCGCTAAACTTATAAAGGCAACCCCCAAAGAGTACAACGCACTCACGAAAGACGGGCGCGTGCTCGGCTCGATCGGCGGAGGCTTCCGTGAGAAGCAACCCTTCTTCCAGCGGTTCCCAGATTGGAAGGCCCTCGGTCCACTTGCCGGCAAAGGCACCGGCCCTCTGGGAGCTTGGACCCGGATGAACAATAAGCTCGTGTGGGCGGTAGACGAAGCGGCGAAGCAGGTCTACGGGAAGATGATTTCCGAGAGCGGTGAGGCCGAAGGCTTCCGTGCGGGTGGCCTTGCTTCTCAGAGGCTCGTAGACTACGCTCATCTTTCGCCTCTACAGAACGCGCTTCGCTACGTTGCTCCTTTCGGTACGTTCCGCGGCGGCGTCCCAGGAGCGGTTGCCGGTGGAGTTGCACGGATGCCAGCGAGAGCGGCCTTCTATAACCGCCTTTCCGGGAATACGATGTACGGTAGCAAGCCGCAACCTGGAAGTTCAGGGTGGCAGCAGTACAACCCAACCGCCGACGTTGGCCGTGGGCTTGGAGCCCCTAATGAGTTCGCGCAGGCTACTCTAGGAGCCCCGGCTTCCGCTGTCATCGGAGCAACAGCGGACACTCTCTTCCCCAGGAAGTTCTCGCCGTGGGAGAACCCCGTGGCCTACGGCCAATCGTGGCTTCCCAAGCGTTTATCTAACGGTCAACTAGACCTCGGGTTCGTCGCGTCGTCCGCGTTGGCAGGGGTTCCAGAAGCAGAGACGCTGCTTGAAAGCATCGGCATCTCACGCTTCAAATGGAAGGGCCTAGCCAACGAGGCTATGCGTCAGACACTAGGCGTGCAACATCTTTCTGCTTCGCCCTAAACCTCGCACCGGGACAGAGTAATACGGACTCAGTTTTAGTAGGGCCAAAAGGGTCCTCAGTTATTTTACTGATAACCGGAACGTGGGTTTTTAGCGGTTCTCCGCACTCGCACTCAAACGGGGCGTAAACCTCTGTCTCAGTCACGCGCGGAAGGTGCTTCTTGCCGACGCTCACTTCGCCACCGCAGCAGCTTTCCAAGCCTCTTCAACCTTCACGCCTTCGGCCGACTCCTTGATAAATTCCGTGATGACGACGGCGCAGGCCGCTCTAAGTGCGAGCACCTCTGGCTCCGGTTCGTGCTCATCTACTTTCACAGCTTGAAGAACTCCGAAAGCGAGATTGACCCGCGCCTCCTTCTCGCTGAGTGGCCGCTGTTGTGGCATTGCAGGTTGGGCTACTCGTGAATCCATTATTCCTCCATGCCGCTCTAGGCGGCGGTTGACGTTACTCAAGCTAAAACGGTTCCGCAGTACGAACAGGCTATCCCTTCGGCTTCGTCATTGAACAGTACCGAAGCCAACTGCCCCGCTCGTTCCCGGCAATCGTCCTTTCGGCAGACTACCGGGCTATAGCGGTTCGTCGTTACGGTGAAGCCGACGATTCTCCGGGTCACTACGACGCGCAGTATTGGACTTTGAGCTTCACTACGCCGCTTGATGGGTCTGCGATGGAACGTAGAACCACGACGGTGCTGTGCTTGCCGAGCTTGACCGTGACCGGCTTGCTGCTGTGGGTTTCGTCGTGGCCTGGCACGTAGGTACGCTTGTTGCCTGGGTTGCCGCCTCGGACGTAGACGCCGTTGCTCATGTCGTTGACGACGATGGCTGAGACGTTCCAATAGCCGGGGTCGGCTGGGATGAACACATGGCGGTGGTCGTTCTTGAGTGTTTTCCACCCGACGACGTAGCTGGTAACGTGGCCGCTGTTGCAACCCGTGGCGTTGGCCTCGACAGGCGGCTGCGTTATGTTCGGCATCGGTGCTAACGAGTTCGTGGCGCTGCATCCTGCGAAGGCGAGCGCGGCTAAGATGGCGAGGTGTTTCATTTTGCTCCTTTAGTCGGTTGGTGCGTTGTCGGCGTCTAGCATTTCTGCGATGATGGCACAGCAGGTGCAGCCGGTTTCTTTATGCTTTTGAACGTGGGCGTCTATTTTGTCAATAAGCGGCCCCCATTCGTTTAGTTGGTCCTCCTCCCACGGGTCTAACTTCCCGACGAGAGCGGCCCGCAGCGAGAGCGTGTTAACATGACCGCCCTGTTTGATGCTGTACTGCTCGATCATGATTTGCTCGGCGCGGTCGCAGATTCTAGCGATTCGTTCGCATGAGGCGCAACTCACGGCTCTCTCTTTTCCAGGGCAGCCGCGATTGCTGCCTCGGCTCGATTTAGTATTCCGAGATACGAGTGCGGTGACGTTTCGGCGTCGGCGTCTTTGACGAAACCTTTTAGCAAGCGGATGACTTCGGAAAGCTCTGCAAAAACAGGCTCGTCCGTCACCTGCACCTGGGTATTACGGGCTTCCCAACCTGCTACGAAGGCGTCCGCGATAATAGATAAAACGCTGCCGGTTATCGTGCCGTACGTGCAACTGATCGAGGGCGTAACTCTGTCGCAATACGCCTCCGCCTCCCTACGCGCTGCTTCTGCCGTGCTATCAGACATTACTGTCACCCTCCTTTTGTGTTCGATCGGCCCCAATAATAGCCATACAGCATAGCCAATAAAATAGCACCGATAACCGTAAACGATTGAACGTAATCCAGGGTGCAACCGTCAGTCATTTCCGTTCCTCCTCATGGCAAGCGTCTGGCTCCGAGACTTTACCGAGTCGCTGGAAGTAGGCGGTTTCGCTTTCGCCGGTTAATGGTCGATGAACTACAAATCCGGCTTCGATGAGGTGCGCGTCGATAACGTCCTGCCGCAACCACAATACGCCGCCTGCCTCCACTTTTGCGGGTCCGACAAAAGAGATTAACTTCAGGGCTGTCCGCAATCGAGCTATCTCTTTTCTATCGCTGCGGATGGTTGCCAAGAGGGCGGGTATGTCGGTGCGGGATGCGGCGATGAAGTTTGCGTTGGCCCGGTCATGCTTCCTCGAAAGATAACTGCCGTCGAAGCCGGTCCATTTTATAATCGGTGCGTCGGTGTCTCCATCGTAGTCCACCTCAATCGTTTCGCCCTTAGCGAAAACTGTCCAAGGTTCTACAGTCGCGGCCTCGGCCCGCTTCTCAATCTCGGCTAGCTCGGCGTCTGTTAGTATATCGCTCATACCTTACCTTTCGCATCTCTGATAGCGGTGCGTATCTTTGCCAGCACTACGATTAGGATATGGTCGAGCAGCCAGCGGTCGTTCGAGTCGTAGCGATAGCTTTCTGCGAAGCCGTGCAGTTTAGATTCGCGGTTCGCCTTCTGCAGCCACTCGTTGAGGAATGGTTGCAGGTCGTTGCGAACGTCAATGGTGTTTAGCGCCTTCGGCTCATCTATCAACTGCTCGACGGCTTTCAATGCGGAGGCTTGCTGCTCTAGCGTTCTCATCGCTCGCCAAACGATTTCAGCGTCATCCGCATCGCGGCTCGTCAGGTGCTCCGCGATACAGTCGAGGCGCTTCATTTCGGCCGCATTCGGTGGCCTCTTTTGCTCTGCGAAGTAACGCTCTACTTCCGCATCCTCCAGGTCCGAGGGGGTGGGCTGCGATTGCTTAGTCATCCCGTTTGCCTTCCTTAATTAAGTTCTTCAGGCTTAAAATACCTAGCACCACAGCGGATTAACAGCCCCGTAAAAACCATTGTATCAATGTAATTCTGTGCTGCTTTTCGCGCTGCCTTTTCAGTATAGCGAGAGCCATTCTTTCCCCGAAAATCCAAAATCCTTGCAACAATCTCATCAAAGGTCATTTTCACTCCCGCTTTCGGCTGAGGCAGTAGAAGGGCTCATTGGTGATTCCTTTCACGCTGCGCCGGAAGCCAGCAGCACAGAAGCCACGCCAACGAAGCGAGCGCCACGGTAAGATTGCGTCCGAGCCAGCGATCTTCAGCGAACGCCAGGGCGAGCAGTATCGCGACGAAAATCCGAACGCCTGAAGTGAGGCTCATACTTCGTCCTCGCAGTCGAATCCGGCCTCAAACGCTTCACACTCCGGGTCATCGCACCACGCCACTTCGTCGGTTTGGTGTTCGCCGGGGTCGTGGCAAACGTCGAGGTGCGTCAGTTTTGTGGCACTCATCGTTTTTTCAACCCGTCGCGGATGATGAGAGCGCACACAATAGCGGTCAGCGGATACGGGAACAAGTACCGGAAAAAGAAGTCCCGTATCTGGTACCGCAGGCTCACGTTGGCATCTCCAGCTTAGTTTTAAGAACGGCATTGAGGGCGGTGACAGACTCTTTTCGGTCTTTGAGGGTGAAGCTCAGGGTGCACCGGCCGATGCGATTGTGGCAAGCCCGGCACCCGGGACGGCCGTTCTCCTCCGGGGCAGCGTAACGCCGAGAACCGAGCCTGCTGCCTCGTCCGTAGATATGCATGGCGTCCGTAGCTTGGCCCCCACAAAAGTAGCACTTGTAACCATGCTTCGCAAATACGCGACGGTGAAACTCTGCCGCTTCGCTTTTGCGCTTCGGATTAGGAAGAAGCGGTTTGCTCACTGTTCGCGCGCCTTTGCTACTGCAGCCTCAAAGTCGTCTAGGCCACGATGGATACCAGGAACGTGCCAGCGAAGGAGATTCCGGCCTTTCACCTTCACCTTGCGGACAACTAACAGGAACGCGCCTGGGAAGTTTGGGCTCCCCTCCATCTTAGCGAAAGCCCCCTTTGCCCGTTTGTTCTTCGTCCCAACTTCAAGGAGCAAGTGGGGAAGGTTTGTGGTGGAGAGCCCTACTACGTCAATGCCCCGAGAGCCTCGGCTTGGATAGCAAAAGTAGCCGTGTTTATCTTCGAGGTATTTGATGGCGAGGTTCTCTGTCACGTTGCCTTGCTGGCGCGTACTCATTGCGGAATCCCTGGAGCTAGGGTCACCCGAACAGCCGGTGTCATCAGGTTCTTAAAGAGCCACGTTCCATGCTGGCACACGACGTACACGCCGTCCTTCGTAGAGATGAGATGCTCAAAGCGGCCTTCACGTTTCCAGGCGCACCACGTTGGAAAGTCTACGGGGAGCACAGAGGTAGGTATCGGTGTGGGAACTGCGGGCCACGCCCAACGCGGGAACGCGAGGATGAGCAAAAGGTAAACGAAGAACGGCGGATTGAGAACGGCTGTGAGAAAGCGGTTCACTTCGCCTTGTGTCCTATCTTTAGCCCGATATGGTTAGCGCAATACACAGCGTTACGCCATGCTGGGAGCGTACAGCCAGGCTTTGAGCACATCGGTGGAATCGGTTTGCTGCGAGAGTGCCCGCGTAGAGGGTCGCGGTACATTAGCGTTCGTCACCAACGCCGAAGTACTTATCCTCATAAAGAACGTCGATCAGGGTTTTCGGTTCCCCGAACAGGTCGCGTCCGTTGGTCCAAATCGCATACGGCGGGTCGGCTTGCGCCTGGCCTGCGGCGTATTGTTGCTCCGCCGCTACGCGCTCACGCTCCCATGCGGCACGTTCTTCCTCCGCGCCAACGTCGGCGCACTCACGCGCACCCCTGGCTTCAAGGATGGCAGCCTTAGTTGTCTCCCAATCCCTAGCGGGGGGTTCAAACGCTTTGCGGCGCTGTTGCTCGAAGGCGATACTCATAGAGGTATCTCGTCCTCCAAGCCGTCAAACATAGTTTCGCCCAGGTCAACTCGTCCGCCACCAACAGGCTTGCCTTCAACGAACTTGGTGCGCCGCTGAAGCTCACCGTAGACCTCCCGCAACTCGGGTATCGTCAAGTCACCTTCTGAGACAGTCCCCGTTTTCTCAGACTTGCGGTGTGGAACCATCTCTAGTAGCAACGCTTGAAGCAGCGCAGGCGAGATGAACCGTTCCCTTCTCAGATTAGCGAGAGCATCCAGGGCTTTCCCTTTGAGAACTGGGTCCTCGGCAATAGTGGCCCCGCTATGTGACGCCTCTGCGGCGGGGCTAGGCACAGGCTTACCGGCTTCCGAGGGGGATGCGGCCCGCGGAGTCCGTGGCGGCACAGGTTTAGGTGGCGGTAAAGGGGCCTGTAAGCCCTCAGGAGGCATTTCTTCGCTTGGGGTGGGTTTGTACCCGGCCAGCACCAAAATCCACGCTAGCTGGCCCCGCAACGCCCTGCTTTGAGCCCTTGTCTGAGCCATCCCGCTCAGGGCGTAGTCGTCCCGGGTTTTCCAATTGTACTCCGAGCGGGTGCAACGGCTTTCGCCTGAGCCAATCTCAAGTCCGGTGTCAACGCGAATCACGACGGCTCGGGCCTCGAAGCCGCCTTCGATCTGGCGGCACCATTCGATCTTGGCGCTCATCCCGCAGAGCTTACCGCAGGTCTGCCACGCCTCTAGCTCAACGTACTCGTCGTCGGGGTTCTTCTTGTTGAGCCTGTGCGAGAGCCCTTTCTGTTGAATAATCGGCTTTAGAGCATCGGCTACCTCAACGGCATACGCCACCTGCTCGGCGGGCGAAATGTCCTGAAAGTAGCGAGGGACCGGAACCGCGATAGGTCGGGCGTGGACCGGAACGATAGCGCCGGCCTCTTGGTACTCTGGCTCTACGCTCATGCTGCATCCTTTCGTATCGGGTAAGTTATCTCCAACTCGCGAGGCATCAGCCATCGTGGGAGAGCCCCTTGAGGCATTTGCGCTCTCCACTTCCGGCGCTGGCTTGGGGTTCCGCTCACCTTAGCTGGAACTGCTCGGAACGTTACCCCATGCAGGCGCATTGAGAGTTGGTTGCGTTGGGCCATCTCGCGCAAGAGGGCGGCTTCTACGGCATCGGAGTACGCGAAGTCACGTCTGCGGCGAGAGCGTGCGGCGAGCGCAAGTTGAGCGAGCCTTTCGAGATTGGAGGTCGTCATCACGCTCTAGCCTTGTAGCCAATCAGGTCTGCAATGGCTTTCACGGTCGCGTAGTCATCCACTAGGCGAAGGGCGTCGGCAATCCCAACGCGGTTCTCTTCAACGAAAGCGCGCTGGTCTATCTCTTCACGAGAGAAAGCAAAACCCAGCCGAGAACGGTCGCGAAACTTGCCATTCTTGGGAATCTTGGCAGCAACGTAGCCCCCGGCCTCAAAGCCAACCAGCCACGAAGTGCGATTCTCACCAATGATTTTCTGTTCCCTGAAATACTCTCGCCAAATGATTTTAGCGCCCATGCCGGAGCCGTTGTAGATGCGGCGGTTGCGGTCGAAAACCCAAACGGCGTCGCCCATCTTTAGGTCCGTCGCCTCCTTCATTTCGTTCCCCGATTCACCAAGAGGCGGTAGTAGAACAGACCTTCACCCGCGTATTCTCTTTCCACCTTGTGCGAGCCAAACCGCTTCTTTCTCATATCACGCAGAATCGCGTTCTCTACTGAATCACAGAAGGCAAAGTCTCTGCGTCTACGATTGCGGCCAGCGAGCACGAGCGAGGCAAGGCGCGAAAGGTTTTGCTCAGACATCACGTTTTGTCTCCAGGTATGGGCGGAGAAGCCCGAGGGCATCAAGCATTTCTTCAAGGAGCGAACCACCTTGCCGAAGCGCCGTGCAATTGGCTCCAGGTTTCTCGCGTTCCGCCCACAGTTGGTCACGGACAGAAAGAACGTGCTCCACGTAGTCTTTGTAAGGCGGCACCCAAGTTACGTTGGCAACGAGATTACGGATAACGCGAGCACAAGCCCGGTAGTCGGGAGCGACCTTCGCCCATCCTGGCCCGTCTAATAGGCACTCCTCGGCTCGATTGTCTAAGAACGAAAGCGCAATGTCAGCCTCGGTCATTTCGGACCCCGATTTAGAAGAAGGCGATAGTACCAAAGTCCTTCACCTGCATATTCTCGCTCTACGGTGTGCCGACCATTTCTGGGCTTTCTCATATCACGCAGCCTCGCCGAAACCGAGGATTCCGGGCAGCGCGTTAGCTCGGCGATCTGCCGCAACGTCCTGAAATGCCCGTCTGACATTAACTCAAAGACGGAAAGGTATTGCTTCGCCAGGCGTGGCCCGTCCAGGCGTGGCATATAGGTCAGGCCATCAAATCGTAGCTGTTGCATCAGGACCTCCCAAAGAAGGCAGGAACCATTTGCCTTGCCTCCCAGGACTTCTGCTCGTAGAGGCTATCTCCAGGCTGCGGGCGTGAATGGTCGAAAGCGCAGGTTCCGCAAAACCACGTATCGCAACTCATGCACAGGACTGCGCCCATCCCGCCGTCATTGTTAGCGCATAGCTCCGGTTTCATTCAGTCACCTTCGCTTCTAGCCAGGCTACAACGTGCTTGTAGCGGGCGCGCTCTTTCTTTTTCCCGTTCTCGCGGTGGCAGAAATCTTCGTTTTGGTTAACGAGACTTTCAAGAGCGCGATTATTGTAGGCGAACCGTACCGCGTCGCCATACCAATCCATCATGCTTTTAGTTATCGGAAAGACGCCGATTTCTCGGGTTAAAGCTGCCAGGGTTTCGGCTTGCCTTTGATGCACCGCGGCGGCTCCAGCGGCGCAGACCGCGCCGTTGGCCCAATATGGCCCAGAGATGAGGCGCTTCGATCGTAGGCGGCGCATGGCCCGAAGCATCTGAACGTAACTTTCGTGTTCTGATAATAGCCTTGTCATTACTAGCTCGGCATCCCGGCGGGCAACGGCACGATCTGGCGCACCTTCGCTTCGGTCTGTTCGCCGCAGTCCAAGCACTTGAAAAACTGTATCTCGAAGTCGTGCTCTCCGTGGCGGCTGCAATCAAACAGCTTCACGGGTTTCGTTCTTTCGTGGCGGCAAGGTTCGTTTTGCATCCTATCTCCCTTAAGTGTTAGTCGTCGTAACGTTCTAGCGCATTTCCAATATAGTCTGCCATGCGCTCTACGGTCTTTTCGCGGTGCTTCTCAAACACAACGCCGAAAGCCTCGGCAACTAGCAGGCGCACCATAGTGGAGAATCCCGCGTCGTCCTTGATCTGCTTTTCCGCTATTTCCTGGGCTGCGCTGCGAAGTGCCCTGGCTATGCAGTCCTGCAATGGGGACGAAGGGGCTTTCCCCGGAGGCCAGCGCAGCGTACTTCCATCCAGCTTCGTAAATTCGGCCATCGCGTCGGCCGCGGCTTTCCCGAAAACCTCGGGGTCGATCGTTATATTCATTAGTGGAAAGCCCAGTACGTTCCGAGGCCCAAAATGAAGGCGTAGGCTATGAGGGCCAGGACGTTGCGGCGGACTTCTCGTCTATTGCGGGCTGTGACGCTCGGGGATTCACAAGAGCCCCGCCGCTTAACTACTAGTTGCATCAGTCTCCCCGGTTCTCGCGCCGCGCCTTTTCCAGTGTCGCTTCGCGAACGTATGCTGCAAACTTCTGGCCTGCTCGGGTGGCGGCGAGCGTGACCTCAGCCTTCTCGGTGGCCCCCCAGCGTATTAGTCCAGGCTTGCTTTTGGTTTCGGGCATGGCCTAAGTGTATCTCAGTTGAGTATCGGTTGCAAGGGGGTTGGCACAAAGTAAGAGAGCCCGGACACCTTCGCCGGGCTCTCTTACTGTACGCGGGCGTTGTCATCGACAAGCGCGTTCAGTTCGCATCACCTCCTCACCTTACGTCCACGACTTGAACGCCCTTCGGCGCTTCCCCAGGGCACCGATCGGTGCCGTTACTCGTCATCCCGTTCCAATAGTCCAGCCTCGCAGTGTAAGTGGGTATCTCTGCTGGGCCGTGGCCTACTAGCTCGAAGCAAAAGGCGCAGACGATAACGCCCACCGTGAAGGCTGCAATCGCTTTGATGTTGCCGGCGAACTGCTTGTCCTCCCTCATGGCCGTGGCTTTTCGAGGGTGCTACGGGTATGCGCGCATTCTTGGCGCTTCTTGCAGTATCGGCAAGGATGACGGCGCAGTAGTTTTTTGGCCTGCTCGCCCGTCATGGCTTTACTTCGTCGCCAAGCATCCAAAGCGGCGGGAAGCCTAGCCAACTTCTAAGCGAAACGGCCGAAACGGATATACGGCGACCATTCTCATGGCGGAATAGATATAGGGCGTTCGCAATATCGTGATATTCGAAGGCGCACAGCGTTTCGTTGCTAGGCGCGGGCCATTGCGGCACCTTCATGGCACGACCTTGGGGCTCTTAGCGAGGTTCCAGGCCATCACCACTAACCCTAAGGCTATGGTAATGCCTATTCCTGGGCCGTACTGATACCAAGTAAGAACGGCATTGAAGAAGGCGCTCATACAGGCGCCTCCGCTCGGCAGAGGTTAAGGCGCTGCAACTCATCTTCAAGCGCGACTAACTTAACTTCTAATGTTTGAATCCGAAGGACTAGCCGTTCAATGCAGTTGATTCCGTCAGCAAGAACCGTGGAAACGTCAGCGTCACCGATGTCGCTCATGCGCTCCAAGAGAATCTTAACCTCCCCAGCAAGGCTCTCATTCTTCACTTGGTTTGGCTCCCTTCATGCTTTTTGCAATAGCTATAACGGCGTACGTTACATCAAACCGCTTGCCGGTACACTCGCTCACGCCATCCCCCCCTGGGCGGGACCTACTCATATCGGCGGAAATCCCGCAGCATCCAGAGCGGCGAGAGTGAGGCGCGTATACTCGTCACCAAGGCGGCGGTGCAAATAACCCTCAAACGATTCTTTTGTGTTTTCCGTCGCCATGGTCAGGCGTTCGCGCAGGTCGAGAATCTCTTTTCCTTGACGCTCCACGACGGTTACTCCAAAATCACCACAGTCGCACGACGGGCAAAGCGCTGGCCCTCCCGTAGAGAGAGGGTAGTTGACCTTTCCGCATATCATACACGGGCCAGCCTGCGGATTAGGATAAGCGTCAATGTAACGCTGCAAATCATTAGTCTCGCTCATTTCGTCCTTTCTTTAGCCCGAGGAAGGAATCGCGGGCCACTATGGCCCCACGTAGTAGTTAAGTTGGCCCGGTAGCAGGTAGACGCTGCCCTTGCCCTGGCGGAGGCGGTATCCGTCGCCCTCTGCCTTCAGTAGCCAGCTGCCGGCCTTTTCGAAACGATTGAGCGTCTTCTTGTCTATGAGGATGCACTTGGTGTACGAGGGAACCATTAGCCGGCCGCCAGAATGAACGAAGGTAAGGGCTTCTTCGAGTGAGTTTGGCGGTACGGGGCGAAGGGTCGAATCCATTTTCCTAGTCCTTTTCTTTCATAGCGTTAGGCTTCGAGGGGCGTTTACGTTTAGCTGCCAGCAAGGCCGATTCCCGAACGAAGGCCGCGAAGGCTCCGCGCTCGGTGCCGGCCGCTTCCACGATCGCGGCAACGTCGGAATCTGACCAGCGCATCATTCGGACATTGCGAAGCGGCTCGCCCCTCATATTTCCTCCGGCGGGAAGGCTTCGACGTTTGGATAGCGGCCGGGCGGATTCGGCGACGGGCCTAGATTGTCGCCGTTCAGCGCTTCGCGGACCCTGGCGAACGAAAGCTCCATGAGTTCGTGAACCTTGCTTCCCTCGGGCCGCAGTTCGTTCACCGCGATGGACCGCATCATGTCGATCGCGGTGAACGCAGCGGTGATGCGGCGCTGGTACTCGCGAATGTCCTTGGAGAGTCTTTGTAGCGCCTCGGCTACCTCGCATTCAAACGAAGTGTCGAGCAACCGTGCCCGCAAGCGTTCCAGGCCCTCAGGCGTATCAGCGCGGCATACTGGACAATGCATCGCCCCGCGCCCGTGTTCGCAAAACACCTCAGTCATGGCAGCCTCTTGAGCTTCGGGATATGCGTTTCGGCGCAGCCTGAGTCGCTACCGCAAACCATGCAAACGAGCTTCTCTATAGCCTTCGCTTGGCAGTCATCGTCACAATCGGCGTGATTCCATTCGGCCACCTCAGCATCTGTTAGTGTTTCGGGGCCACGGCATTCGCACTGGTATTCTATCCAATTGCCGCAATCATTTTTGCGGTCGTGCGTACTATGGTCCCCAGAGGCGCAATCATCGCACCTAGGCGAGCGCGGCCTCTCAAGCCAAGCAACGCGCTTCGCGTACCATTCTAAAAGGTCGGCAGACTCCTTCAGCATATCAATCGTTCCGGCTGTAAGCGTAAAGTTAACTATGCCGCCCTGCCGAAAATCGCGCAAGAAGTGCACTAGGTCATCCGTAGTTCTCATGGCTGCTCCTCCTCATAGGATTCCTGGGCTTCAAGACACGGACCACAAAGCCAAGCTAACTCCGTCCCGATATAGTGCGAATCACTAGCTTCGGCCGAATGGCAAATCCAGCAAGGGTTTAGCACGACGCCACCTTGTCCCGAAGAGCCTCGGCTGAATGTTTTAGGCCGTAGACCGATTGGGGCGCGAGCCGATTTTTGGCGTGCGCCTTGTCGATCGTTCGCTGGTGGCTGGCGATAATGGCATCGAGTTGAACGATGCGCCGAGCGCGAGTAACAGCATCCATAACCATGCCACCATTGTAACTCAATCCTGTAACTCAGTCAATACCTATTTTCGCCTATATTCGGCCTAATTACCGTGAAAGAGAGGAGCCCCGCTAGTTTTAGCGAGGCTCGGTGTCTTTAGGCGGCAGTGGCTTTGCGTTTCGCTCGCGATCGCTTCACGTTCTCCGAGAGGTAGGCGAGGCAATCTTCGCAGAGGGTCCGCCCTGGTTTCGCCGGCCTGCTCATGTAAAGCGGGCACCTTTGGCAGACCCCTTCGGGGCGGTTTGCGGCCCAACGCCGGCGACGGTCGGTTTGCTTTCCCACCTCGTTATCATAACTCGCCCCGTCAAGGTCTGATAACGCTTCGGTGAGCAGACCTTCGACCGTATCGAGAGGGAGGGTAAATCCGGCCTTTCGCAGTTGCGATCGCAACTTCTTGGCTTCGTGCTGCGTATAGGCGAAGGCGGACCTTTCTTGGTTCCCGTATTCGCCTTTCTTGATTCGGAGGTCCCCATCGTTCGAGGTGAAATAGGTCGTGCCGCGTGCTGCCGGCGATTCGCGGACTGCCTGAGCGAACGAGGCTACGTCGGCTTGGAGGGCACGAGGTAGGAAGGCTAGCATATCGACTTCTTAGGCTTGTAGTCGGGGACCGTCACCTTCGCTCGGCAGAGGTTACAGGTCGCCGGCGTGCGAGGCTTGGCGATGAAGGAGGCAGCACAGGTTCCGCAGGTCTGCCTCGCTAGCCGTGCTGGCTCGAAGGTTAGGTCGAATCGCGGGCCTTCAACCGTGAAGATTCCGGGGACGATGGTCGGAGCGCCTTTGATTTCGGCTAGCTCCTGAGAGAGGGGGCGGCCGGAGGATAGTGCCTCGCGTTCGGCCGCAGCAGTGAAAAGGTCGGCGCTCATGGTAGCACCTGGTTAAACTCAGCAAGAGCCTTCGCGTTCTCGGTGGCGTCGCCGCGGTTGACCCAGGAGTTAAAGTCGCCGATCGTGTCGATCTGACGCGTCCGAAAGTCGTATTTGCGAACGCTGAACCGCGAGGGCATGTTCGGGCCAGTCTCTTGCGTCACGAAGAACGCAACCTCGCGGGAGTTGTTAGCGTAAGCAACGCGAGGGAGTTTCGTCTTGAAGAACCGCATGGTATCGCGGTCGAACCAATGGCGACCCTCGCCGCTCCCATAGTGGGCACGAACGTCGCTCATCGGAATACTGGTAAATCTCCGCATCCTGGGTTATCTGCCTTTCCGCCCATAAAGGGCGAGAGAAGTATCTACCTCGTATGTTATCATAACGGTTATCATAACGCAAGGGGTTGACGGAAGATTCTTGGTCGCTTATGGTAGTGACGGGTAGAGCCGTGAAGAAGTGAAACCCAGGAGGTCGGTGCAAGCCGGCCTCTTGCAATTCCCGAGCCAAAGCGTTAGGATAGGGCCACTTCTTCAATGCGTTCCCCGCCTCCAAAGACGAGCGAACGAAACCAGAAGCACGTTTGAACGTCTTAGCGCCAACCAGCGCCGTGGAACCGACAGTACTTCCCCTATTCCCCAGTCCTGCAGAAGCACTAGCCAGCGATCGCGCCGGCCTCGCCTGCAGAATGCTTCCCAATTTCCTTTGCGGAGTAAACGACGGAGCGCGACCGCAGGGAGCCAGCGAAGCGCCACCTCCGCGCGCGAGCGCCTCACAAATTCCCAGCGCGCAGCACGCCACGTTCTCTCTAACCTCCAGAGCGAAGCAATCTCAACGCCGGCTAATCCCCCTTCCACCCCGCTTGGCGTGTCTAGCGCCTGCGTGAGGGAGCCCTCCAGCGTGCCTAAGGACGTCTATGAAGAGGAGCGCCGACCGGTCCTGACCCCACCCTGGGTACCAAGCCACCTCGCTCGAACTGAGGCTATGGGGGGGAACAAGCCCTAGAGCGGGGTAGGGACCCAAAAAATTAAGAAAAGGAACAAGTGAGGGTGGCGTCGAACCACCCTGCTATGTTATACCGCTGTTGGTCGTGCCACGAAAGCCTTCCGCGCGAGGCATTCTTTCCAAAGTTGAAAAGGTTCCAAAGCCAGTGCCGCGCCTGCGACCGAAAGAAGCAAGGAACGGTAAACGCTCGCCACGCGGCTCTCGTACGCGAAGCGAAGTCGAAGCCCTGTCAGGATTGTGGCGTGACCTACCCATATTACGTCATGGACCTCGACCACCGTCCAGGAGAGAAGAAGGAGTTTATGTTGTCGCAGTGGGCTCGCAACATAGGGCGGGTCCAGGCTGAATTAGCCAAGTGCGATACGGTTTGCTCGAACTGCCACCGGGAGCGGACGCAGCAGCGTAAGCAATGGGGCACGAAAGGGCAAGCATCGAGGCGCGACCCGCTAAAGCCAATACCGGAACTTGGTGCCGATTTTAGCCAGCCGCTTCCCTTCGCGCGCGCGGAGTGTTCCTCGTAACTCAAGGTCGTTTTTGTTAACGGCGTGCGGCTACGACGGAGCGTGGAACATAGTGAGTGTTTGGTTGAGCGACGGCGAGACGGGGACATGGCCGGACCAGGTTGCGGAGAGGTTACCGCGGATGGTCCCTGCTGGGCAAACGGCGATGGTGTGAGGATGGGTGAGGAGCACTATTGCGTTTGGTGGTGTGGAGGAGTAAGGTTTGTTGAAGCGGGCGAGTAAGCCGCGTGTGAGGTAGCTCCGCCTTCTCGGTGCACGCGGCCCCGCCTATACTGTTACGCTAGGAGGAATACATGGCTAACGAACGTGCGAAGCTTTTTCAGTACGCGGTACTTTTTCATCCGAAGCCGACCAAGGACCAGCTAGAGACTGGTGAGCGTCCGAAGTCGGTGGTGGTCACGGAGTTACAGACGATTTTGGCTGGCGGTCCCGAGGAGGTAGGGATGCTTGCTGCCCGGTCGATCGACGGCCAGTACGTTGACAAGCTGGAAGATGTGGAGATACTCGTCCGTCCTTTTTAGGAACCCCGCATCCTAATACGAGGAGCGCGGGGAGTACCAGTGCCACGGCGGTTCCTGAATCTGCTCGGGTGACGTTGGCGGCAACCACGAACGTTCAGGACTACTGGCCCTCGAATCAGGGATACCAGTTAAACTATGCGTCTTTGCAACCGCAGGCGGTCAGCTATTCGGCTTCTCAGATGGCAGCGCAAGCCAACTAAGTGCCAAGTTCTTCTTGGTCGCGTAAACAAATGCCGGAGGCTCTGGATGGGCCGGAGGTATGGAGCGGGTGGCGGGAGAGTGACTTTGGTTATCCGTTGGTGAATTACGTTCGTGGGAATGGCGGTGGGTTGCAGTGCGCGTATTTGACCGAGCGGGAGTTGGGTGAGAAGCCTGGGGTGCGGGCGGATATAGCCAGAGTACGGATGGTGTGTGCTAGGGACCGTCTGAGGGGGAGCGTACCGGTAAACGTCACTTGCGGGACTTGCGGGCTCGCCTACTTGGTTAACGGCCAAAGCGTGGCACACACTTGTTCTACTCCTGCGAGCCAAGGGGCTCAGACGCTAACAGGTCATGCGTGAGTAACCGTCTTTCCACCGTTTCCTTCGCTCGTAGCCGTCGTGCTTCTTTTGCCATCGCTGCTCTGACCCTACGGTCGGTCTCGCACTTCAGGCACTGTTCTAACGTCCAGCGAGGCGAGAGGGTAGCTCGACAGCGGGAGCAGTTTTTGGTTTCGATGGGGACTTGGGTGGGCGTGTGATGGAGTCCGTTGTTGAAGAAGGCGTCTTTACACGTCTTGCCGCAAAACGCCCGAAACCCACGGCGCTTACCGCTGTACCTGACCGGGTTGGGGCACCCCGGGTTAGCACAGGGGGCAAGAGTAACCTGGTCCCCGTTCTTTGGCCGGATAAGGCTCGCAAGCATGGTATGGGAGTTATTCTACGCGGTACAGCCGAGTTCATCAAACGCCGGGGCTGGCACCCCAACACTCAAGAACTGGCCTCCTTTCTGTTGACGACCTCGTATGCGGTGCAGTGGTTTGCTGACGAGAACCGGATAGCGGGGCTGATGGAACGGTACGGGGATAGGACCGGAGGCAATAAAGCGCTCAATCGGGAGCATCGTCTCACGGCGAGGGGTTGGGCAGCGGTTGGGATGGAACCTATAGGGCCTCGTAGACGTAGACCCAGTAAACTGATGCGCGACCGGATAGCAGCAAAGGTCGTGAGCGATGTGGTGAAAGCATTGAAGGCATGATAGCGGACCTCTTTGGAGCGATCGCTTTCCTCGCGTTTATGGGCTGGGGGGTTACCCTTGCTCTTCTTAGCCGTAACCACTTCCGGGAGGCCCAAGCTCTAGAGATTGAGGAACGGGTGAACGCTCGAATTGACGACCGGGTTGGCGCGGTTATCAACCGCTACCGAGCGCTGAAAGCCAAAGGAACCGAAGGGGGAGCGCCGGAGAAAACCGTCCTTGATGATGCGACCGAAGCCGAACGTGAGAAACGCCGTCAGAAGTTTATGACCTCCGATATGCCCGAAGGCGACACCGAGCCGTTTGATTTCACCCTCCCCTTAGACGGGCAGCCATTGAGTTCGGTAGAGTAGTGCCCAGACAGAAGCAGCCTACGCCGGTTGTCGGAGAACTGGTAGAAGAACAGCCTCTTGCTATCCCAGCAGCCAGACGGGAACACGAACACCGGGTAGACCCCTATAAGACTCTAGCCGGCGCAATGCCGAACCCCGACGCTCCTTCGAAGCCGAAAAAAGCGAGAGCGCACGACGAGAACGCGGCCATCCTGGCAGAACAACGCGACCGCACTTTTCGCTACGATGCCTACCTCGATAACTTGGGAACCTTTCACGGGGACATCGACCAAGCTCTCGCAATCGTCTACCAGGTAAGTATCGAACAGGCTTCCGAACGGCGGGCAGAACTTCTTGCCGACGTACAGTTAGGGATAGGGTCATCCAGCCTTGGAGAGATAATCTCGCGCCGGGACCTCAACCACAGCGCGCTAATCACTCTTCTAAGAAAATGGGCGTATTGCGGTAACCCTGCTGCTTCATTGAAGGCCATAGATATGCTGCGGGATATGGGGGAAGGCGCACCGTCTGAAGGGTCGTTCGAGAAGTACGCTCGCCTCGCATTGTTAGAAGCTAAATGACGCTCATCGCTCCCTCGGAGTTGCTCTCAGTCGGGGAGTTCTTCGAGCAGAAGTTCGGGCGTGAAGCCCCCGAGCCGCATGAGGTCAACGCCTGGCGTCTAGCGGAGACAACGCAAATGGTAAACTCCGCTCCGTTTGCCATCACCAACTATTTCAAGGTAGCCGATAAAGACGGCGACCTCGTTCGCATCAAACCTTTCGTGTTTCAAGCCATCCTCAGCGTCTGCCTCGAAAGCCAAAGAAGGCGTGGGTTAGCACAGCGCGTCCTAGAAGATAAGTCCCGTCAGACCGGCGGCACAACGTGGTGCCTCGGAGAAGCGTTGTTCAACTCCCTGCACCCCAACCGTAAGTCCATCGTTCTAGTCAATGACGAGGACGTAGCAATGGCAAAGGCTACCGTCTTAGCCGGGATGGTCAACGGGCTACCGATGCATATGCAGCCCAAGCGCCGTATCCAAAACCTCAAGCATCTTTTCTTCGATAACCCTAACCCCAAAGAACGCATCTACGACCCAGGGTTGAACTCCGAGATACAGATAACCGTCCCTTCCGGTATGCGTGGAACCACCCCGCATTTGGTTATCATCTCAGAGTACGCCTTTATGGATGACAACCGCAAAGAAGAAGTTAACACCGGCTTGCTCTCTGCTATGGGTTTACGGAAAGCGTCCTGCGTTATCATCGACACGACGCCAAACGGGATGGGCGACGAGTACCATTCACTCGTTATGGAGGCGGTCGAGAACAACCCGAAGTGGACACGGAGACTAGAGACAGCGGTAAACATCACGGCTGCCGACATCTTCGAGGGCAAACTCGGAGAACCAGAACGCCCCGATGCAGGCTGGGTCTTAGCTTACGCTCCGTGGTTCACGCATGAAGAATATACCACGCGCAACGATAACCCGCGTGGCGAGTACGCACGAATCACCAAGGCGCAACTCGCGGAGTTCCTCACAGAGATTGGCGACAATCCGAAGTACGGTAGAGAGAGCGAGATGCGGTTGCAAGAGATGGGCGTCTCTCCATATCGCCTCTACTGGCGGCGCAAGAAGATAGATTCCTTTCAGCAAGCATCACAAGAGTTGAAGCTGCTGGTGTTCGAGCAAGAGTACAGCACAACGGTAAGCGAGAGCTTCGTCAACTACGAGAAGTCACCCTTCGATCGAGATTGCCTCACCGCTGTTGTCAAGCACGGACGCGAACCGATTGCTACCGGGATACTCCGCAAAGAGAACGGGAAAATCGGAATCGACACGACCTTCTTCTCTGACTGGCAAGAACTCCGGGTACACGCTCCGCCCGAGAGCAGCGAACAATATGCGATAGGCGTAGACACCGGAGGCATTCGCTACGGTTCACTAGACGCCGATGCGTGGGTGGCGCAAGTTCTAAGAGCAAGAGACTTCAAGGTCGTCGCAACGTATGAGGCTCGTGTTGACGAGTTCACCTTCTGCGAACAGCTAATGCTTCTCTATGAGTGGTATGGGTACGCCTATACTTGCATCGAGTTGCAAGCCTCCGGTTACGCTGTTGTGCGACGGATGATTGACTCGGGACTACGGAACTTCTACCAGTGGAAACGCTTGGACGTAGACTTCCCGCAACCCGGGAATACGGTCTACCCAGGCTGGGAAACCACGGCAAAGACGCGCCCCATCATGGACGATTGGCTCGTTTCCACTATCTGCCACCGTGACCCAATGACGGGGAAACCGGAGCCGACCATCATCGTGCCGGACCTCAAAACGCTCTCGGAGTTGCAGAGCGTTCGAAGGACGGTGAGCGGCGCAATAAAGAACGATAACGGACACGACGACCACTGCGATGCGTTAGCGTTAGCGATGATAGCGTGCTCCGACCCGTGGAGCGGGATTAACCGTAAACCAAAGGAGCAAACCATAGAGCAGCGCGTAAGCAACTTCGATGCCTTGGGCCCGAGGCGCTGGCGTTCGCAAGGTTCGATTATGGCGGAACGCCGTTCTAGGAATCAACCGGACATAGCCAGCTTATGAGTCTGTTACGCCAAGTCCCAGACCTCAAGGGTTTGATAGATAAATATGGATTGAAGGTATATGCTGAGACTGGATGCTTTCAAGGTGACGGACTGCGAACCGCAAGAGAACTGGGCCTTGAGTGTTATTCCTGCGACATAAACCCGGAGTCGTGCGCTTTTTGCGCTGACTTGGGGTTCATCTTCAATGAAGATAGCTGCGTGTTCCTCCGGCGTATTATTGGGCTTGGAGAGTTTCCTCCAACGCTTTGGTTTCTGGACGCGCACTTTCCGAAGATGTACGGCATGGAAGGCGAGCGTTGGCCTCTCCCAAATGAACTCCGTATCTTATCGGGGAAAAAGGGAATCGAGCGCGACGTTATTATCTGCGACGATATGCAAGCAATCCAGGACCCAGCTAACTGGGCTCGGCAGGCGGGGCAGGGGCACGACTGGGAAGCAGTTGACGGGACGATCGCAGAACTCACCTCTCCATTCGAGTCTACTCACATCGCAACGCTGCACGCCGTTAGCACGGGAATACTTATCATGGTTCCCAAATGAAGGTTACATGTATTTGCCCAACAGCTAATAGACCGGAACTACTCGTAGCTGCCATGAAGTTATTCCATTCCCAAACGTTCACGGATGCGGAACTTGTCATCCTTGATGATGGCCTGGAACAGAGTCTTGGCGAACTACAGGTTCTTCCGTGGAAGCAGCAACTTCTTGGAGAACAGCGCATTCGCTACTACTACGAAAATCCGAGCCGTAGCCTTGGCAAGAAGCACAACCGTCTAGTAGAACTCGCCAAGGGCGAATACATCATGCACTGGCCTGACGACGACTGGTTCGCACCGTGGCGCATTGCCTACCAAGTTGGACTGCTCGAACAGTTCGGTTGGGATATGTGTACGACTAGCGAGACGTTGTGGATAGATGCGGCAAAGAAGAAAGCATGGCATTGGAACCCGCCTGACCCGCGAAACTACAACGCCGCCGAGTTGTGCTATCGGCGCAAGGTGTGGGAAAAGTCTCCCTATGAGGACGTAGCGACGGGAGAGGACGCGGCCTTCGTTCGCAGCGGACTCGCCAACGGCTTCTCGCTGGGTCTGAAACTCGACTACCGCTTCGTGGTGCAGCGCATCCACGCAAACAATACGGCTAGTAACCAGCAGATGCACAACGACTGGCTAACCTCATTCGAGGACGTAAAGGCCGTTGTGGGAAAAGACTGGGATAGCTACTTTGGGGGCACAGATGGACTTCCACGTTGACCTGCACGACGTTTGGGTAGGGGTTGGCCTCTTTATCGTGTTTGTTATAATCGTTATGGCTGGTATGCTTACTTCAAAAGACTTCTAGGAGGAATACTTTGAGCGTAAAACCTTGGGAACCAAAAAGACAACTTAGGCTGATTGACCAGGACCCATTAGCCTTCATCCCGCACGGCGATCGGCTATTAGTCGAGATGCTGGATGTTGACGAGAAAACGGCTGGAGGTCTCATTCCCGTTCGTAGCGGTGACGCCCAAGAGTCTGAGATAGGCTGGACGGTTGGTGTCATTGTGAACGTTGGCAACGGGCACCGCATGGATACGCCTGACCAAGCCGTGAGGATGAGGTCCATTATCAGTAAGGAGGATATGGCGCGAGGCGTTCCGTTCCTAAAGACCTACGACGACGAAACGATGGAAGGAATCTTCATGGTGCCTTCTACTGTGCCAATGCCGTTCTCGCGTGGCATGGTTATTATTTTGGCGAAGTACGCGGGAAGCGATGTTCTCTTTCAGGGCCGAGAATATAAGATAATTACCCAGGTCCATGTTCTCGGGGTGGTGTCTAACTTGCGCCTGAACGTAGGCGTCGAAACCGCGCAGTTGCAAGAAGCTCCTGAAGGCTACTTGCCGGCGAAGGTGGTTATGAGAAAGCCAGTGATGCCAAACGGCGAAGCGACAGCGGAAACCTATGCCGAGGAAAAGTGAGCCCTTCGACCTGTTCGTGGATTGGAACAACGAAAGCCAACGGCAATACGAATACGATATGAGCCACATGAGTCGCGTGTTCCGCCACGGCGTTGGTCCCGACTGGAAACCTCGCGTGATTAGCTGCAAGGTAGAGCGTGAAGATACCCAACTGGCTTCGTAAGCTAGCCGACCCTCGTGGGCCGCTAGGAGAGGTCGCGTCCCCATTTGACATCTACAAGTCGGGTCGCGGCCTCCCATTCTCTGTCGGCCACCGCCAGCGGGCCGAGCTTGCGCCTATTCCCATAGAGGAGATTCAGCGTGCCTGTGCCCCGGAAAAACGATACGCCAAAGGCGAGATCGAAGTCCCCTACAGCCGAGAGCGAGTCGTTAGTCCCTACATCCTCGAACGATACTCCCCGGTCATGGACGGCATGGCTATCACAGGCTGGAGGGTTAGCCAAGAGCCACGGTCGCAGTTTTGTGACTGTCAACGTGCTAAATTCTCCAAATCAGACGACCAAATGGTTCATGCGGCCTGCGGACGTAGACGAGCCCCACTCTCAGATGAAGAGGTTATCGAGAAGGCCCTAAGCGTTCAAATGCAGCCCGGGGACGGATTCTATAGCCAGTACGCCGTTTCGATACCAGGTAACGATTCGGCCGTAATCGACGGGATGACGGTGAAGGGTGGAACGTGGGTTCGCTCCCGCAAGCACCACCGAGAGTTAACTCGTGGTATGGTGTTCTGGGACAAAGGGACGCCCAAGTGCGTTGAAAAGGCTCTTGCAGACGAAAACGCGAAACGCAAGGCCGATACGGCGCGTGCCATCGAGAGGAAAACTCACCGCTTGATTAGCGACCATCCTGGCGACGTATGAGCGTTTTCGGGCCGTCTAGCGGAGCAACGTGGGGACCTTCACCAGGGTCCTACCTCGTCACCGCTCCCTCGAAGCCGTGGGCCGATACCACCCGGTACAACGAAGAGGACGACTACGACGACCCGCTTCTAACGTGGTGCCGGAACGCTACAGCCGTCCTTCACCGCGAGAAGCAGCCTGTCACCGAACGCATGGGCCGGGCGATGAACCTCTACCGCGGCGGAACCCCGTGGTGGAGAAACCGCCCACGTTGGAAGCTCGGCAAGCAGTTCAATAAGTGCGCGACAGTCCCCATTCAGTGGGCCTCCATCCTCTCAGATAACAAACCTCTCGTAACATATTCGGCCTATCGGTCGAGTGACCAGCGCATCGCGGACATTGCGACCGCAGCGTTCAAGGAAGCCTACGAGAAGGGGAAGTGGCAGCAGAAGATTCGTAACGCCATCCTCGGCTCGCGCATCCAAATCAAATACTTCCTCCGTCTCGTCCCCGACCAGTTCGGCCCTGGGGGCGAGACGAAGTTCACCTTAACGGTTGTGACGGGCGAGCAGGTCTTTGCCGACGCCAACGCTACCTGTGTTGACGACGCCGAAGTCCTCCTGTACGAGTACCGGGAATCTCCGAACAAAATCTTCGCTCGCTGGCCGCATCTCAGAGACAAAATCATCCGTAAACGCAGCGAACAGCGCGGGTTTGAGAACACCGACAATAACGGTGACGTACTCTCCCCGCCGACTACGATGACCTTCCCGGATGGCGGAGGAACCCTGAACAACCCTCCCTTCGCTGCGTCCGCAAATCCACCCGATAACTCCGGTGGCACCAGTGGGCTTATTGTTAGAGAGTTCTGGACCCGCCCTCGTAAGACGACCAAAGTAACGAAGGTGCTATTCACGGCAGGCGGCGAGCCGGCCACCCGCGAGAAGAAGGTCACGCTTACCGATGGTGACACCCAGAGACTCCGAAGGGTTATCACGGAGGGCAACGTCGTCTACGAATGGCCCGAAGAGTACGTTGCGATCGTAAGAGAGGCCGAGATTTACGGTGGGTTACGCATCATAAACGAGATGGATGCGCTCGAAGTCATCAACCATAAAGTTGACTATCCGCTCTATCCCGATGGTCGCTTAGTGGTCATCGTAGACGAAGATTTCAAAGCCGAGGACCGGATGAACCCGCTCGGATACATACCGCTTATTGAGATTGAGGCTTACCCCGACCCGCAACAGTTCTGGGGCCTTTCGGACCTTGACCTTATCGCGGATGCCTATGAGTATTGGATTCGCCTTCTAGGGCTCATGTACGACGCAGCTAACCTCACGGCCAACCCGATATGGCGTCTACCTCTCGGCGACGAGATGGCCGATGAAGATATAACCAACGCTCCTGGTGCCATCCAGCGCGAAACGCAGATGAGCCTTCGGTACGGCAAGAGAGAGCCCGGCCCGGATATGCCGCAGTACGTCTACCAGCTTCTCCAGTATTCCGAGGGGCAGATTCGCGAGCTATCGGGGCTCAACGAGATTTCCAGCGGTACGGCCAAGTTCAAAGGCCAGCAGTCGAGTGAAACCGTTTCGATGTACCAAGAGGCCGCGGGCGTTCGATTCAATGATTCGCTGCACCGTATCGAAGGGGCGATGGTGCAACTGGGGGAGCAGTTCCTAGAAGGGGCAACGAGATTCTACACAACCCCGCAGTTGGTCAGAATCAAGAACGCGGCGGGCATCGTGGAATCCATCCCCTTCTTAGGGTCACAGCTTTCTGCCCCGCTCAAAGTAGAGGCGAAGCCGGGCTCTAACCGGACGCCGACGCAACGCTTCAACAGCTTGATGAATCTCCTCGGAAGCGGAAAGGCGCTCATCGACCTGCCAGAGGTATGGCGTCAGCTTCAGGAGATGGGCCTCATAGACTCGGCTACGGCGCTGGAACGCCGGATGTTCGATAACCTCAAAGACCCGAGCAAGAATTGGCTGATTACCGGGCAAATCCCAGGTTCCGCGCCCAACGCCAGCCAGGCCAAGAAGCCTGGCGGAAAGCGAAAGAGTTCACAATCCGCATGAAGTATGCCATGATTGACGCCGATGGCGGGAATTTTGTGAGGGGCCTATGACTGCTGGTTTGCCGCCGGGAGCAGGCGCGGCACCCCCGGGTGCTGCACCACCTGTGCCCCCGCCAGGACCACCGCCAGTTTCGCCCCCGGCGGGCATCGCGCCCCGCCCCCCGTCATCTTTAGCCGCTCAGGGCTTTGAAGATTTACCCTCTGAGTTACCCGGTGGATGGCAACTCGTAGATGCTGCGATGAGGCAGTTGAAGCTCGCTATCAAAATGCCGACCTTCGCCAAGACGCCCAAAACGGTCGCAGTCTTGTACTCGATGGTCGAAACCGGAACACAGCTTATCAGCCATTACACAACCAAAGGCGATGCGGCGGGGGCTCCAACCTCCGTAGCGGAGCCCGATGGAGGTAGTGATGATAATAGTTCGGACGCGCACTACACGTCGGCTGATACCGACGCGCAGCCCGCCCCGGATAGCATGTCTTAGATGGCATGCGAGATGGACGCCTATATGGCACGAAAGGAGGGAACACACTGATGGCTCGCAGACGTAAAGGCAAGGGCAAGAAGGAGCACAAAGGCTTCGGAAAGCACATGAAAGAGATGAAGAAGGGCGGCAAGAAAGGCCGCAAGGCATCGCGTCGGGGACGCAAGCGCTAGTGCGCTGATCGCCTAGTTCGGGGGCCGCTTTACCGCGGCTCCCGTTTATCATTCGGAGGAGGAATAGCAGTGGCATACGAGATTGTCGAGCAGCATCTGCACGCCGAAAGCGGTGCGGATAGGGTCATAATTTACACATTGAAGGAAAAGGTGTTGGCTTCGGGGCTGGACGTGAAAGCCGCATCGCGGTTATCGGGGCTCAAGCCGCTTGGCGGCGGTGTGCTTTTTCTTCGTGAGGTGGCGGTTTAATGGCTACTAAGGGAAATGGGCCGCCGTCGCTATCCGACGTAAACGACGAAGCACGCAAACTCGTTGAAAGAATAACTGCCCCCCAAACGCCCGCGGCTGAACTTCATGCCGAGCCGCTCGCTGCCCCGGTAACGCCGCAACTTCTACCAGATTTCTCCCGCGGCACCGCAGCGCTCGATGACGAGACAGGCCAGCCTGTGGCCCCACGCCAAGCCGCCGAACTCCCCGTTGGAGACGCGGGCGGGACGGTTGATGCGCTTGCGGATGCGAAGGCCGAGCTTTCGGGAACCCCTGATAAGGAGCGCGATGCTCAAGGGCGTTTCGTTTCCGAGGCGGCTGCTGATGTAAGCGATGCTCCCCAGGGTGCCACTCCAGCGGCACAGCCAACTGGAGAAGCCGCGGCTGAAGCCGTCGCGCAGGCCATCCTTGATAAGCCTGCCGAGGATTTCGAGGACATCGAGTACGATGACGTAGACCTCGACAAGAAATTCACCGTGCGGGTACCGAAGGATGCTGCTGCGGCCGTTCGCAACGGCTATATGCGGCGCGCGGACTACTCGCGCAAAACGATGTTCCTAGGCGACCTTAGAAAGACCGTCGAGCCGCTTGTGGGCGATGGCAGGCTCAAAGCCATTTTGCCACTCATTCAGAGAGCCTTAGAGGACCCGGAATACGGGAACTTCGTGGTGGACGCCTACAACCGGCGAATCGCTGGCAAGCCCCTCACTGAAGCCCAAGCCGCCGCCGCGCAAGCTGGAGCCGCCGTCGCTGCTGCTGCTCCGCCCGTTACGCCGCTCACCGAAGCGGAGGACCCATTCCTCGCAGACGCTCTCCGTCCGTACAACGAAAAACTCGGACAGGTGACGAGCTTAGTCGAGCGGATGGCGAAGCAAGAAGAAGAGCGCAACGCCCAAGAAACCGCCGCCCGCCAGCAGTACGAGCATCGAGTCAACGTTGGTAACCAGGGTTACGCTTTGCTCACTCAACGCTACAGCGACGAGTTCTCTGGGAACCCGGATAAAGACAAAGACTCGTTCATGCGAGCGGTCAACTACGGGCGGGCTTCTGGGCTATTCGATGCCTACGGTGAGAGCCCAGCAACCATCGTTCTGGCTTACGAGGACTTGAGAAGGGAGCGGGAAGCCGCTTCTGCCTCCCCAGCCGTCGCAGCCGTGAACGCCGCTACTGAGCGAAAGGTGGCCGCATCAAACGCTGCTGCTGTATCGGCTGGCACCCCGGCGTCACCTCCTCAAAGAAAGACCGTTCCCCCGCCGCCGGCAACCAGGGTCAACGGTGTGGCAGCCGACCCGAAGGACTACTTACGTCAAGCGTTACAACG